AGTATAACTATAATAAATGCCTTAAAACTTCCTTCTTCCATAGTGTTTTTATTACTTAATTACTGCTTTACAAACAATACAAAACAAGCCCTACCGCCTTGCCGCGCCGGAACTTGCCGTATTGAACTGTTAAAGCGCGAATTTATTTTTGCCAGCATACTTTGATAGATGTATCCCGACAAACGGGTCTCGCCACCCGTAGGAAGTAATCAGCGTCAAACTCCCCAAGCGCGCCTGTCTATTTCCCTGCTGTCAGCGCTTGATTTTATATTGCGTCCATCGCATAAACGCAGTTATTCTCAACAGCCAACGAGTCCGCCGTATCAGGAACGGACAGAGTGTTTTGAGATAACCTTGCGTATTACACCAGCATTTTGTTGTATTTGGCGTGGTAGGTTAAACCGGCGCACCAACAAAACCATTCTTGCAATATCGTTTTTTATTATCTCATCTCTGATCCTGTAAAGGGTCAGGGTGAAATAATAAACTTTCCATCTTTTCCTCTTTTAGTTTTCCAATTTTTATTTTCCGAATGATGTCGCTTTATATGTTCCGATTGTGATAGAACAATAAGATTTTCTATCCTATTATCTAATTTATTTCCATTTATATGATGCACCACTTCTCTTTTTAATAACTCTCTTTTTAAATGCTTTTCCATAACTATTCTATGTTCAGGCACATATCTTTTTACACTATTTGCAATAGAATGGTGGTGAGGCATCCATAAATATACATAGCCACTGGTATCAATGCGTTTTCCACCCTTCCAGCGCGGATGTTTTATTCCTTTGTGTTCGGTGGCCCAAAGTTTGATCAAATAAGATTTTTTTCCCATTTCTTGTCCAATCTTCCGTAATCTCACAATATATTTAGGGCTTAAAAACCAACAATGCTTGCAGTATCCTGTGCTTTTTTTTCTTTTAATTATTTTCTTTTGGCACTTTTTGCATAAAGTATCTGACATCATATCTTTATACTATAACTGGAGAGTACAACTCGTCAATACTATCGGAATATGAACATTCGCGCCTCGTCTATACGCTCATACTTTGATAGATGTATAAGCGCATAAGACCAAGCGCGCATCCTTAAACTGCCACAAATGCCCGCGCAATCTCCTGATTTATCCCGCTTGCCCTGTCGTCCGCGCCTTCGGTTATGTACCCTTCCGCCTCAAAGCCCAGTAAGGCATCTATAAGCCGCGCTATCCTATCGCTATCCGCGCCGCTTACTACTGTCGCGACCTTATCGCCTATCATCAGCGCATACATCTCGCCATACGCCCCGTGAGTGCGTACCAGTATATCCGGCGCGCCTTCCTTTATTAGTTTTGTTATCACTCTCATAGCGTTATATGTTGTCTTATTACAGCGGTCCGACCACGCCGCCACTCGCATCTATATCTTTATTTGCATAATCATACCCCGTCCCGATTGATCGCCATTGCTTGCCTCCAAAACTATCGGCTTATCGCTACCATAAAACTTCATCTTCACGCCATTTGTACCCCCCAGCTTGCCCAGTATATCCAGCAAACCCGACAAGTAAGCGGCATTGACCGCCACCTCAACTACCGGCGCGTCCTTTGGGAATATCTGCTCATAGTCAGGAAACTGCCCCTCTATCCGCCTCAACTGTATCAACTGTGTGCTTTCCAAGTCAGTAGTCAAAAACTCCACCTTGTCTTTGTCTATATGCTTGACGGCAAAATTATTGACTATCGGCAACGATTTATTTTTGGGCAGTTTTATTTTTCCCAATCCCGTTGCCTCAACTATAAACGGATCGCATCCCCTCATAGCAGACCCTTGCGGCGTTATGGGATAATCTTCCGCCTTCACCTTCGGCACGCTTATCTCAATCAACCTGAAACTATCCGTTGCGACAGTTTTTGTTTTCGTAAAGAATACCCCCGCAATCTCCGGCTTTGTGTCTAGTTTGCTGGCAATCTTTGCGACTTCAAGATTTAGTGAATTGTATAACATAGCTTTTTTTATTATTTTTAATTATCGGAACTGCCCGACCCTACAGCTCCTCATTACTGCCGGCTTGCGCTCTTGCGACAAACCGGCAATATCAAGAGCCGACTACTACGCTGTCGCTTCTTTTTCCACGCATGGCTTGCATGAGCTATGCTCCGCAATCGTTGCAAGGTCATCATCTTCACTGACAAAACCCTCCGAGCCGCAATTTCTGCACGATACAAACATTTCCAGCTTGTCGCTTCCATTGAACATGGCAACATTCAAGTCATCATCAACAAAAAATACATTTCCACTATTCGTATTGAACTCAACCGCCACACCGTCCGATAAGTTATTTTCACCCTCCCACCTGTCCGCGTCTTGGTATGCGTTCAATAGCTCGCCTGCCATTTGACGCTCGCGGTTTCCAAACTGGCTTAAATCTCTTGTGTTTACCATAGTATTTTTTTATTTTTAATAGTCCGGCTTACGACTATCGCCGGCAAACGCTCCGCGCCTGATTAGCGCGCCGGTATTGCTACCGGCAAGCTATCAAGAGCCAAGCCCCTGATCTCGTTTCATCGCCGCTCAACGCCTCTTTTTACAACTGCCGAGCGCGTCCAACGAGTAAATCGCTTCCGCTTCCGTTGTAAGGTATTCGCGTTAGCCCTGCCGGGCCTCCGCTCCTCATCTATGGGCCGGATTACTCCGGCGCATAGTCAAGAGCCGATCTATACTTTTTGTAGCTCATCCCATATCTCCTCAATCACGCCATCAAGCAATATCGCTTGGCCTGTACAAGTCCGGCCCCAGTAGTCCCCATAGTCCGTGCGTAGTATCGGTTCGCCTTTCTTTGCTAGACGCCCAAGCAACCAATCGGACACGCGCCACCACTCATAAATCTCGTTTATATTCTCACCGCTATCCTCAAACTCTTGTGCGCTATTATATCCGTGATCTGCGTACTCTTTCGGGTCAATGTAGTAGTTTTCAATATCTTCATATTGAAACTTACCGTCTTCCAGCAATTCTTCCACGAGCATTGACTCGTTATGATATACTTCACGGCCTACAAAGTCCCTCAATTTGATTTGTTTTTCTGCTGTTTCCATATTCTTATTTTTTAAATTGTCCGGCCTTACGACTATCAGCCGGCACATAGTCAAGAGCCGATTTATTTCAATACTGACCAGCTTATATCAAGATGCACCGTATCGGGATTATTGAACGCGCGGCTAAAGTATTGGATCGGCACGCCGTTTATATCGCGTTGTGCATTTGGTCCGTAAAACTCAAAGTCCTTCATTCCGTCAATCGTCATTGTTACATATCCGCGCATTGACCCTTGATGTTTGCGGGCCGATATAACTTTTTTACCTGTGCGCGCTTCAAACACTTTTACCGCTTGTGCGACTTCCGGACTCCGTGCGTTCCGATAGCCGTTTATTGTTTTGAATGCCATAACTTTATTTTTTTATTTATTCCGGCCTTACGACTATTAGCCGGCAAGGGTCAATCTCCCTATTACCCTATGATACTCCCACAGCGAAATGTTGTCAAGTTCACAAACGCCCCTATCCTGTAAGTGTGCAATATACACAAAGGTTTTTCTATCCGATAATGTTAAATATACACAAACGCCCAGAGTATATCAAGATTATTATAACCTATAACGCGCCGGTAATGATATACACTATCGCTCACACCTTGTCAAGATTGACAATAGGTTGTTTTTGACCAACGGACCAGCTCTCTGCTTTTCCCCTCCGTATGCCCTATTTACAGCGTAGGATTTTTACATAGTATTGTCAAGTCCACTAATTGGGGATAACTTTTTAAGACACTCCCATTGTCAATATTGACAAGATAATAAAACGATGTCCCAGCCCCAGCCGTCCGGAACCCCAAACCCCGAACCCAGCCCTAGCCCGATCCCCAGCTCCCGCCCCGAACACCGGCCCGGCCCCGCGCGCGAGCGAGCGAGCGCGCATATAATAACGCTTCCTTAATTGTCGTCTTCGTAGTAGTAGTATTCTTTAATTGTCGTTTTCGTAGTAGTAGTAGTACTTGAAATAATATCCTAACTATGTTATGGGATTGCGTGTATTATAGTTTTCCAATGTTAAAATCGGAAAACGATGTGACGGGTTAAGAACTAATATAAAAAGGGACCCCCGACTATGCGCACACGCTCCCCATTTTTCCAAAACGGGGGCCCCAAAGCCAAAAGGGACCCCCGACTACGTACAAAAGGGTGGTCATGCCTCACTGTCCTCAAAATTCAAATCATCGCCCTCCTTCCAATCCTTAGGAACATAATTCCAAATGTCGTCCAAAGGGACGCTCATCATCAAATGTTTAAACCTCCCCTTAGGAATATCCTCGCACTTACCGGTTTCATAGTTAATTTTTCCTCCCAACTTCGCGCAAGTTTGTTCAACGCTAAGACCATCAAAACCAAGCCTCACAGAAGAAAGTTTAAGGTTTTTATAAGGAGGATGAAGCTTCCTGTATTCCCTACGAATCAACTCCCTTACTGCTTCCGATAAACTAATCCCGCCACCATCGACGCAAACCTGATCAAGCATACCCCTTTCCTTGATCGTCAAACGAACAATAATCTGTGATTCCCGGCTAGTAATTCCATTTTTGCTTACCATAGAACTCTTACACCTGCTTAATTGTATATAGACCTTTACTACAACATAATAACAAACAAAACAGAAAAATACAAGGAAAAGTTATCCACAACAACATTTCCACTTTTATCAACCTCTAATATAAGCCAAAAAACGGCTTGCTTACTACAAACCTGCCTAGGCAGGAGATACAAAAACCTTTTTTTCATAAAAAGCACGTAATCGAATAAGCCTAAAATTTTTTTTAAAAGTATATATAGATACCCCCCCCTAGGCAGGTTTGTAGTAAGCAAGGTGGAGGTGTTTATTTACAGGAAAAAGTATGGTACGCTAGAGATATCCCATAAGCGCGTCCGTTCATCCTCTTCGGCCACAATGTCCGCGGCAAATGATCTAACGCAAAAGATTTTAGGTTTTCTTTACATGTCCGGTGCCTACGCGTGGCGCGCGAACTCCGTAGGTGTTTTTGATAAACGGAAAGGAATCTATAGAACCTCTCCAAAAAAAGGAGTGTCAGATATTCTAGCCTGCTGGCAGGGGCGCATGATAGTGGTTGAGGTTAAGATAGGCAAGGATAGGTTGTCGGACGAACAGGTAGGGTTTATAAAAAATATAGAACATGTAGGGGGACTGGCATTTGTGGCAAAAGACTATGATTCATTTGTGGAGTGGTGGACTTTAATAGCTACTTCAAGTTGATACTTGAAGTAGCTATCTAAAAAAGTTATCCACATTTGACTAATTTCTAGGATTTTGTATAATGAAAGCACAGAATGAGAATGTGGAAAATTCTCATTCCGCGAGATTGGGTTGATAGACAATCTCGCAACCCGGGAAGGTAAATGGAATGTATTTATTCATGAAAAAATACACTTCATTTCTTTTCCGGATTCCACAAAAAACTCTACATCGTAAGAGCGTGTAGGGTTTTTTGTTTATTAAAGTTTATAAACTTTATCAAAGTTTATAAATTGTAATAACATGTCTATTCACAAAAACCACAAACGAAAAGTCAAAAAGAAAAAGAAGAAATAACGTTAACATTCCGGCATCCGCCACATCCAATGGAGCTGATTTTACAAATTGTAAAAGTTTTAAGGGGTCGGGGCGAGAAGAGAATTAAGTCGGTTTTTTGGAATCGGGATTCGGGAAGTCTGTCAGTATTCCTTAAAGGATATCCTGGAAAAAACTTATCGTTTAATTATGTTCCGCCGGTTGAACTATCCGTTGAAGAAATAGTAGATATACTTATTGCTTCAGCAGAGGTCACGTTGGCGGATAATGAGCATGAAGGACAAGATGATATCCATACCCCTTGAGGTATTGGAGACGGAGAATGTCACGGAGAGGGTCGTTGAGAAGGCGGCGAGAGGTTATATCATGGGAACTACTTCTATCGGGCACTCACAGTTGGTGAGGAAGAAGTTGGAGGACAAGGTTGTAAAGCGCATAGGGAGAAAGGGAAAGTATCTGACGGACAAGCTGTTTGAGTTGATTGACGGGATATACATGGTTGATAAGAGAACGGGAAAGGGTGGTATGGCGATAAAGTACTATAAGACTCCTCCGAGTTTAAGCGCCATCACTTACGCGCTGGACAGGGTGCTTGGGAAGCCGACGGTCCACACGGAGAACACAGAGGAGAGGAGAGGGGTTTTGTTGGTGGAACATATAATAAAGAACTTGGCAAATGGAAGAGGAAATGAGAACACAACTAGAGGAAGAGTTGGGGGAGAAGCTGCCCGAGGAGGATTCGGAGCGTATCCTGCCGAAGTCGACGAAGGAGTTGGTGCAGTCGCTCTATAAGGACGACTACGGGAATCCGTTTGTGATGACGGAGGGGCAGGAGGAGATATTTGATTGTATCTTTTACAAACAGTCCCCTGACGGGAAGAGAAGGATTCATATTGAAACGCATACGCAATACGGAAAATCAGACACTGTTGCTATGGCGGTTCTTACAAGGGCCTCGACATACCCGGAGAAGTGGGCAATCGTCGCGCCGACGCAGTCGAAGGCGAAGATTATTATGGGGTATGTGATAAAGCACTTGTTCGAGAACGAGTACACTGCGGCGCGGTTTAAGATGTCCGAGGGGGAGAACGAAGAAAGAATAAGGAGAGAACGGTCTAAGAGCAGGCTCACTTTCGATATAGGGAGAAACCAGCTCGGGGAGGTGTTCATCTTGTCGGCGGAGTCTCGTCTTAAACGCGAGGAGGATGTCGGGAACGCGCTTATGGGATTTGGCGCTCCGAATCTTGTTGAAGACGAGGCTGCGTTGATAAGCGATGAATCGGATGCGAAGGCCATGAGGATGGTGGGAGGGTTTACGCCCTTTGCTACGGATTTCGTGGTGAAGATTGGAAACCCGTTTACGCGGGGACACTTCCTGAAAAGTTACGAGGACGAGAACTATCACAAGATAGTCATAGACTATGAGAGGGGCATAAAGGAGGGAAGGATGACAAAGGACTTTATAGAGGAGATGAGGGCGAAGCCGTACTTTAGGGTTTTGTATGAGTGTAAGTTTCCGACTGAAGGGATGATTGATTCCGGCGGATGGTCCCAGCTCCTGTCAGAAGATGATGTTGACAGGGCATTGGATAAGGAACATACGGGCAAGCATGCGGGTGAACGGAGGCTGGGAACTGATGTGGCACGCGGGGGCGCGAACTACTCGGCATGGGTGTTGCGCTCGATGAACTTCATGGAAATGTTGGCGAAGTCGAAGTCGGACAACCTGATAGATACCGGCGCGCAGACGATGTTCTTTATGAAAGATAAGGCGGTACTGTCGGAAAATACTTTCATAGATGATGTCGGAGTAGGAGGGGGAGTAGCGGATTTTTTAAAAAAAGAGAAGAAGAATGTGCGGGGAACAAATGTGGGTCATGTCGCGGTAGAGGATACGAAGTTTGCGAACATGCGGGCGGAAGCCTACTGGAGATTGCGGGAATGGATTAAGAGGGGAGGGAAGTTATCGGATCACGATGAGTGGTACCAGTTGACAAAAATAAAATATAAGCCGGACACAAAAGGCCGTCTGCGAGTTATGTCAAAGGACGACATGCGGTCTATCGGGGTGGATTCGCCCGATGTGGCGGACGCAGCGATGCTGACATTCGTTCGAAGCGAGCATAGCGAAATCGCGCGACACAAAAAGTTGCGGATGATGAAGAAGAAAAAAATTGTAAAAGGCAGGGGTCTTCACGTGACTATGGGAGGGTATTAAAAATGAGAAATGAAAATGAAAAATCGATTAAAAAACTTCCTGAAGCGAGTTATCCGATTACTAATGTTCCCGACTTGGTTTATTGGAAAGAAGAATATGAGGGCAGTCTAACAAGTCACACTGTGGCGTTTAAGTGGAGGGGCATGCTGTTTGGGGAGACATGGCCGATAGAGGATGAGATGCGCGTAAACTGGGACAGGAGAAGATTGATTATGAAGGTTAAGGAGGCCCTGGACGTATTAGTGCATCATGGGAAGGAAGCGCTCGATAGCATGGGAAATGTTGATCCCCGATTAGTGGCGGATCAGGAGGCTATACGGCTCAAGAGAGATCCGATATGGCGCGAGAGAATATTGGCGCTTGAGAAAGTTTTAAGGATTAAAGATATTACAAGGGAAGAAGCAGTAAAAATGGGATATTTATAAAACAATGGCTGAAGATATAGGAATGGAGACGGCAGAATCAAAACTTCCGGCATACAATCCGACCAAAAAACAAAAGGAGCGTATTCGCTTTGTCTATGATGAGCGTTCCGAGATGATCACAAAGAGGGACCAGCCGTATGCGCAGTTTAATGATAGAAATTTAAGAGAGTTCATTGACGACTCCGAGAAGCGGTTGAACGCCTATGTCATTGATAAGGCGGCGCAGGGGAAGGAAGACTGGCAGGCGAACTTTGCGACAAGGGTATACGCGAACAAGGCGAAAGCGCTTCTTGCCGCAACATCGCGCTCTCTTCCGGACATTCGTTGGAAGGCGGTAAACGAAGAAGATGGGGAGGACTATTTTTGCGGAGACGTAATGAGGCGCTTGGTTCAGCATTCATACAACCAGGGGAATCCACAGGAGGATATGTTCTTCTTGGGGTGGAGCAACATAGCGCATGGGACCGTTCTTAGTTATGAGGGATATGAGAAACAGACCTTTTCTAAAAAAAGGATTAAGGCCTTTGACTTAATGACGGGAGATGTTGAAGAGGAAGAAACGCAGAAGGTTTCTGATGGGGAGCCGGTGAGTTTTGAAGTTCAGTTGATGGGCCTGTTGATCAAGAACTTTTACATAAGAGACATACAGGAACAGCCGGCAATTATTTGGGAAGGTTATTATGCCGACAAGGAGCGCTTCGATGCTTCGTTTAAAAGGTATCCAAACTCGAAATTTGTAAAGGACATTGTAGAAATGAAGCCAGAAGAATACGATACTTTTTTTCATAAACACTATCAGGAAAGCGCCTTGAATGGGAAGGGATATGTGGTGAGTAGATACATAAATAAGTACAAGGACATTTATCGAATCATCGCGAACGGAGTTGAATTGTATAACGGTTCTATGCCTTGGGTTGATGTGACTAGGAAGCACTTGGGAAAAAAGGCATATCCTATAGCGAAGACCATTTTTGAGCCATTTGCTAATACGGACTTTTTTTACGGAAACTCGCAACCAAATTCGGCGATGGGAGAGGGAGATGTTTTAAATACTTTTTACAATACCGCGGTTGATAAGGAATATCGCGCAATGGTCCCACCCCTTTTGATAGGGCAAGTGAATAAAGATATGCTTGATTTGGAGGATGAGATTGTTGCCGGAGATACAAAGATTTATGTTGATGACATCAATCAGGTAAAGCAGATGGAGCTTAGGGGAGTTTCGGATTCTAATATAAAAATGATTGATTTAATTTCCAGAAATCTTGATCTTACTTTGCTTGATCCGCAGCAACAGGGAGTTCCGCAGAAGTATATTACTGCTCGGGCCGCGCTTGCCGCGGACGAGAGGGCGCGCCAGTTAAAGGGAGTTTTCTTCATGTTTATGGAATCGTTGTGGTTGCAAAAGGTAAGATTGCGAGCGGCAAATATTCTTTTATCTTATACCAGGCCGAAGCTCGTTAAGGTTATCGGAGAGGATGGGACGGTTAAATTGTTTGAGAAGTTTAAGCGGTATGATGTGGGAAACTCTGAACTCTCGGACGGCTCTAAGGGAACGATGTCCATTAGGTTTGCGGACCGTAAGGATATGGACATACAACAACTTCAGAGAGGGATTGAAGCGGAAGAAGAAGAATCCGTAATGGCGGGCAAGCCGATGGAGGCGATGATTCTGCCATACGATAAGTTGGAAAATCTTTCATACAGCGCCGAAATTATACCGGAAACTTTGTGGCAGTCGTCACAGGCAATCAATATGGCGATGGCGATTGAAAAAATAGAGATTACAAGAACAAACTTCCCGGAGATATTCGCGAACAATAAAGAGATATTTTTTAAAGATTTGATTAAGAATTATAATGATGACCCGGAGCGTTACAATATTGGGGAGTTGATGGGATTTGAGGACGAGCAAGGGTTGGAACTTGCGGGTTTGTTAGGAGGAAAACAAAGTCCTACCGGCGAGAGTCGGGTAGCATCCGACATAAACGGGGTCGATCAGGGCAACAGATTAAGTAATTTAGTTGAACAGTAAAATGAGATGGTTAAAAATTTAATAATTCGGATTCTTTTCCGGCTTTCGGACTCTGCCTTTCCTGTTGATTATAAAAGTATCAATAAGAAGGCGCTTGAGGACTGGGCTTACGATAGTTTCGATCACCCCGGATGGAGAAGTTATTTTGCTTACGAGGATTTAAAAATATTAAAAGAACTCGCGCGCGGGCATGGACGCGATAGTTACATGATATTGATAGGCCGTCGTATGCAACTCCTTCACTTATTTGATGAGATGCGCAAGTCATTTGAACTAAAGAAATCAGCAGAGGAAAAAAGGCTATCAGCGGAGAAAAAAAATGCCAAAAAAGCTTGAAAAAAAACTGAAAAGAACCGCGAAGAAGAAGGGTTTCGGCAAGAAGAGAACCGGAGCGTACGTTTATGGGACTCTTCGTAAAATGGGAGGGAAGCTAAGTAAAAGTAAAAAGTCAAAGTAGTTATTATTAAACAGTAAATGAGTAACATGAAAACATTAAAAATCAAAAGAGTATTCTGCTATGTAATACATTTGGCTATCAAGAATGTTGCGCCTAAAGATTTTCCTACCGTTGGAGAAATCAAGTCAACAATTAAGGAGATTTTGCCGGCGCTACAGGAGCCTATCGGGGAGTATCTAGGGTTTGTGGATGAGGCGCGGGAGATCAGGCAGAAGTTTGACGCAAAAGAATTAAGCGAAGAAGCGTCTGCTAAGGAAGTGGAAAAACTTAATGAGAAGTGGAGAGAGTACGGCAAAGCGCACGGGGAGGAGATTGTGGAGATAAAGCTAGAGAAGGAAGCGTTCGACTTCTTTAAGGGGCAGTTTGAAAGAGAGACTTGGGGAAAGAACTGGATGGTCAATATCGAGGAGTACATGGAACTTAATGATGCGTTTGACGAGGCGGCTAAGTAAATTAAAAATTTATACCAAAATGAGAACAGCTAGTGGGAAGCTGCTTCCTGTTGGTGTGCAGTGGGTGGGTTTTCATCTCATTTGCTCACCCTAAGTACACCAGTAGGACGCAGTTCCCCACAAGGGACTGTTTCTTTATCGGTATAGGCCGTTGAGCAACTCGGCTTAAAACAGGCTTTAAAACATATGCCAGAAGAAAACAAGGACTTAAAAGGGGGCGAAGGTCAGCCCGGAGGAGATGGTCAGCCTCTAAAGACCGGCGGGGGCAGTGGCGCCGAAGAAACGATCACTGTCAAAAAATCGGATTACGATAAGCTGAACTCCGATCTTGTCAACTACCGCAATGTCGCTTTAAAAGTTAAAGCTGACGAGCGGGATTTGAAAAAAGCGAGTGGGGAAGGAGACGGCGGCACGGGTAACACCATGGACGAGGCTAAGGTAAAGGAAATTTCCAGAGCCGAAGCGTCGTCTTTGATGGGACAGACTCGGAAATCAAACGAGTCGCGCGCTAAAAAATCCTTCTTGGAGCATCACAAAGAATATATTGATGATGTTTGGTGGAACGGTTTGGTTTCTCATTTGCGTTTGCGCGGCGATGAAGCCACTCCGGAAGACTACTCTGATCGTTTAGAGGAGGCAATTCTTCTTCATAAGAGGGAGAGTGGTCAACTCGAAGGTTATCTGAAATCCGAACACGAGCGCGGAAAGCGCGAGGGCAGGATTGAATCAGAATTTGATTCTGCTCAAAACGCCGGAGGCGCTGGCGATAGAGGCGGAGAAGGTTCCGGCTCCGCCGGCACTCTTTCTCCAAAAGGAGAAGAGATGGCTAGAGGAATGCACATTGATCCAGAAACAGCGAGGAAAGTCGATCCCTCCAAGGACAATGTGATAGATGTAACAAAGTAATTGGAAGTGAAATTGCTTACAGCCGTTTAGCGGTTGGGAGTGAAATCGCTAACAAATTAAAATGGCTATCAGATTATTTCGTGAAAACGGAAGCGGTTGCCATCTTGAGTGGTACGAGAAAACTGCGTCAACTGCGTTCACATTTGACGACCCGATTGCTATTGGAGCAGCGGGTCGGCTTGTGGATTATACCGCAGGTGGAGCTTTCCCGTTTCTTGGTTTAATCCAAAGAACATGGGCTGCGGACGATGCCACAACCACAAGGACTCCGGTTCTTGTATGTGGAGAAGCCGCGGAGTATTTGATTGATGCTACAACAACTGCAGCTGCCCTGACTGATGTCGGCGAGTATGTCGACTATGTCGCGGCAACACTGTCGGTAAATGTTGGTGCGTCAGCAAACGACGAGTTCTATATTACGGGTTTTCTTTCTACTGTTCTTGTGATTGGCAAGCTTCGCCGAAGACTGCCTGGATTGTTTGAATAAAGCAGTCGGGTTGATCTTTCGTTATAGTTAAATAGAAATGAGAATAGAAATCCATGCCTTTACTTACGACACAATTTAACGACCTTGTCAAGAATGCCTTGGTCTCGTGGCGTGAGGGGTATGAGTCCGTTCCAGCAGCTGCTAGGGAACTCTACGACGTAGTAGATAATCCATGGCAGACATCGGAGCATTCGCAGATTGATCCCCCGGGTTTTGCCCGAAGGAAAGATCAGGGCTCCGCGTACACTATCGGTTCACCAAGACAGAATTATTTGCTTACTCTCACAAAGGCTAGAATCGGTTTAAGAGATTCTATAACTTGGGAGATGAGAAAATATGACAAGTATCGTGAAATCGAGAAGCGTATGCGCGGCCTGGGCGAATCCTCCGCAATGAGGATCGAACTCGACCTCACGCACATGTTCACCTTTGGTCTTCAGGGCGCGTCCTATACTAATATGGACGGCGAAACGGTAAACACGCAGTCGGCTGATGCTGTAGCGTTGTTTTCAAACAGCCACACCATTACCGGAAGCGCTACCCTCGTCGATAACCTTAATGGTACGCTTGCGTTCAACAGGACCAACCTTGAACTCGGAGAACGACTATTCGCAAACATGGTCAACATGAACGATGTAAAAGTTGTTCCAAAGCCAGATATGATTATCAGTTCTGATGATCCAGCGCTCGTTAATGCTATCGGTGAGTTCTTGAAGTCTCAAGACGCTCCCGACACGGCAGAACGAGCGGTAAACGTTTATCGGGGAAAGTTTAAGCACCTTATTCTTCCTTTGCTCGCAACCACGGCTGCCGGAGCTCCGTCAGCAACGGGCCGGTTCTACTGGATGCTAGCAGACACAAAGAAGAAAGACGCGATTGTGGAATACTCGGAAATGCCAACCTTTACTGCGCCAAGTCCCGGCGGAAACGGCGAGGACTTTGACACGGATGATTGGAAGTTCAAGAGTTCCGCATCATACGCTTATGGAATACTTGACTATAAGTGGATAGTTGGTGCGGCGGCCACAGCGGTCTAATGAGATGAGTCAAATGAGCTAAATGAGGTATTGGGTCACTTAAAATTTATTTTCAGACGGAGAGATGCCGCTTCTTATCTTCTTGTGACCAAAGAGATCATTAGCGATCTCTCCGTCCATAAAAACTATGGGTTCATATGATTCAGGTCGGGCCTCCGACTTTGGAGGCATAAACATTGAGTCAAGGCGGGACAATAGCCTTAATGGTATCCGCTTTGATTCAAATAGAAATGATCCAACCTCCGCAAATGATTTTATTTTGTATCGAGGAGCGGCAAGCTCTTTGCGGTTTTGGGATGGAACATCAGCGACTACCCTCGGCTCTGCCGGAGCGGTAGCGAACTTTAGCTTGAACGACGCTTATGATGACGGTAGTGTAGTAACTCAAGACGCAGCCGCTGTTAGGTTGGTCGGCTCTCATGCCACGAACAATGTATTTGAAATACAATACACAGGTACTGGCACGGGAAACATGATAGATATCCAGAATGACTCAACTGGAGTGGATGGTTTTGACATCCAAGGGACAGGCAATCTCTGGTCGGTAAGTTCAGCGGGGGCATTGCTTGTAGCTTCGATTGCTGATGTTACAACTAATGCAACTTTGCAGGTTGATGGTAATGGTACTGGAGGAGTAAACATTGGTAGTGTATCAACTGGAGGGATTACTTTAACCACAGCAGTTACCACAACTGTTTCTGAAACTATCACTGGTACGGCAGCAACCACTGTATTCACCATTACTGCTGGTGATCAAGTCATTACTGACGGATCGATTGCCTTGACCGATGCGGATGTTGCTGCAATGTTGAGTGTTACTTCTACAGCTGCTCTTCTTGATGCTACGGTTGGAGGAGTTGTAACGATTGTTGCTGATAGTGTCACCACTGGACGGGTTATTGATGTAAATGCTGACGGTATTACTACTGGAACTTTACTTCATCTTGATACTTTAACAGCAGGTTTCACAGGAAATTATATCCAGTGTTTTGATGGAGCTGCTGATGATTTTACGGTCGGAGTAAACGGAGCCGTGACAATCGTAGGGGTTGCGGACACTAATGTTCTCTCAATTACTGATGGGGATGTCGTGGTCACTCTTGGCTCTGTGTCAATCACAGACAATGACAACGCGAACAGCTTCGCGGTAACAAACAACACGGCAACAACATTATCTGTGGTAGAAATCTCGGGTTCTGGAGTATTCACAGGCACGGGAACAGGTTCCTTTATGGAGCTTAGCCCTTCTGGTCTTACTGCTGGGACGGCATTCGCAATCACAGCTGCTGGTCTCACCACAGGTAATGGTCTAGTGATTACGGCAAACGCAGCTACAACCGGCACTCTGCTTCAGCTAACCTCTACTGGGGTAATCCTTACTACTGGGACATTACTTGATTTAATTGCTGATTCAGCAACTACATCGGGCGTATCCGCAGGAGATGGACTCGTCACGCTTTCGGCCGACGGTCTGACTACAGGTACAGCTCTTGATGTAACCTCAACTTCAGCAGTATTAACTGCTGGTGAATTGCTTAATGTTGAGCACATTGTTTCCAGTGTGCTTTTGTCTGACAAGACAGGCGAGCTGGTTGATATCACTTCTTCAAGAACCAGCACTCGTCTCTCTCTTACCACTGCTGATAACTATGATGTTGCTTCAATCGTCAGAACGAATGTTCAGAATGGTATCGGAGGAACTCTTACTGCTGCTGGAGCTATTCTCTACCTTGAGAATATAGCTACTCAGACAGCAGGTACCCTTACAGATACCGTTAACGGTCTTGAAATTGTGATGGACACAGACGGTACTGGTCAGGCAGTTAGCATCACTCACAACTCAGCAACAGTAGCAGGTGCTGTTACAATCACAGCTAACACTATTTCTACTGGTGCGGGTATGATTATCACCGCTAACGGATTGACTACTGGGACTGGTTTGAGGATTAGTTCAACGGGTACAATCGTAACTACTGGCGAGTTGTTGGATATTGCAGGAAACTTTGCAACAACAACCACGGGGTTAGTAAGAATTAGTGGCACTGCTTTGACCAATGGTTCAGCCATTTCTGTAACTGGTGGAGGTGCCGCTTACTTGACTGCTGGAAACTTAGTGGCAATTGACATGGGAGCAGCTACTGTGGGTAGTGGGCTTGATGTTTCTACCACAGCTGCATATACAGATGCTGGTGTTGGAGTAGTGAGTGTTATAGGAAACTTAGCAACCTCAGGAGACCTCTTAGTAATTTCTGGAACAGCCCTTACGAGTGGCAACGCTCTTCTTGCAACAGGTGGTGGAGCAGCTATGCTTGCTACAGGTCAAGTAGTTGATGTGGTTATGGGTGCTGCTACTCTTGGTCAAGGCGTGAGAGTTGCAACGACAGGTGTATACATTGGCACTACGGGTATATTGGATGTTGATGCAACTGCGGCAACTACAGGGGTTATTGCAAGTGTTAGCGGCACGGGTCTTACGAGTGGGACGGCAATAGAGGTTCTTGCGACAGCAGCTACAATGACAGCAGGTGGTTCTTATTTGAGATGCAATGATGGTGGAGTGAATGTCTTCGCGGTTAATGACAATGGTCATCTTGCTTCAAGAGCTACAACAGCTCCAACGATTGTTGTGACTACTGCTAATGGAATTACAGCTGCTGCGATCACAGCAGGTTCAACAGATACGGTTGGGGTGATTACCACTACAGGTACTTCTACTGGAGGTACAGTGCTGACAATAACATACAATGCGGTGTATGCTGTGGCTCCTCGGGTGTTTATTACTCCTGTGAACGAAGCAGCTGCAGAAAATGGTGCATCTCTTGAGAATGGTGCTTATGTATCTTCAACTACTACGAGTGCATTTGCCATCACGATTACGAATGCTACAGGCGCAACACCTTCTTGGAACTTTTTGGTAGTTGAAATGGGTAGCTAATAGAAAAGTCAATAATTAAAAATTAACTATTGAACTTTCACTCTCTCCCTCTCGGCCCCCAGTCGGGATCACCAAATCGAGGGAGAGAGGAATGAAAGTTTTAAAAAAATGACAACACGATTACATAACTTAAATATCCCCTTTACTTTTAGGTTTGATGTCACGACATCTGGGACCCCCGAACAGTTAAGAGTAAAAAGACGAGCCGCTACTATCGCATTCGTTGCGGCATCTGCAGGAAATAGTCCGGCTATCACGGATAGCGGTAATCTATTCCTTGTTGCCGGTTTTGAGGTGGGAGATCAGATTGTAGTGACGGGAGCAACAAACGGGGCAAACAACGCGACTTTTGAGGTTATTGCGGTAGTGGCAGGAACGCTTACTTTACATTCACGGCATGCGGCAACGATCGTTACCGAGGGAGCGGCGGCTACCGTGACGATTGTGGCGGGGAAAGCTGTTCCGGATGGTATTTCTGTGGCTATAAAGGCATTTAACGCAAATGGGGGAGTTATCAGCTTATCAAACAGCTCCGCAAGAGCGCTCAATACGGCGGCCAGCAGTTTCCGACTACGGAATAACGAGTCGATTGACTTGCAGGTTAATAATACGGAAAATGCTTGGATAGATTCATCTGTCAGCGGAGAAAGTGTCGAAGTTTCGTTTGAGAAGAATATTGCACCAACAGTATAATAAAAATATAATATGGCAAACTTTAAACCAAACTTCGAAAACATCGGAGCTGGCGGAGAACTAAATGCGGCAGAGGAGGCAGTTGTGCAGGGATTAAATGCATTAGCTACTTCTCCAGCTGGTCAATTTATACGAAAAACTAGCGTGAGTGAGTTTGTTAATGCGACTCCTTCTGATGTTGCCTCTCTTGCAGGCCTTACTGATGTTACTATTACTTTGCCAGTTAACACGAATATACTGAAGTATAATGGTATAAGATGGGTTAATACAGTAGATGAAGGCATCATTTCTCTAGGGGGTTTAAGGGGTCTAGTTCAAACATTTGCTAACGATACAAATGTAACAATAAGTTCCGTAGGTACGGTGCATACATTGGGTTGGACCGGGATATTATCTGTAGCTCGTGGCGGAACAGCGCTTGCTTCTGGGACGTCAGGGGGGATACTTGGGTATACCGCAACGGGAACTTTAGCCTCTTCTATATTGCTTACCGCAAATGCTCTGGTTTTAGGAGGAGGAGCCGGTGCAACGCCAACTCCTCTAGGTTCCTTGGGAACTACGACAACTGTTCTTCACGGGAATGCCGCTGGAGCGCCAACATTCTCTGCCGTATCTTTGACTGCTGATGTTTCTGGCATTCTTCCAACAGCTAGTGGAGGTACTGGCATTGCTTTCTTTACCGCTGCAGGACCGACGATAGCCAGGATTTACACATTCCCAGATGCTGCCGCAACAATAGCAGTAAGGGCCGATAACCTATCGGTATTCGCCAGCACAACCTCGTTGCAACTCTTAGGAGTGATATCAGATGAAACGGGCACGGGAGTATTGGTGTTCGGAACCTCTCCAACATTCACCACTCAGATCACTACTCCTTCTATTATTACTGCTGCAGGCGCTTTAGGCATTACGCCAGCATCGGGAAGCAATCTTAATGTAACTCTTGCCACCACAGGCGACTTTGCTGTGAACACCAACCAACTTTATGTAGATACTTCCGCCGGCAACGTCGGCATCGGGACGACTACATTCGGCACATCAGCGGTAACAGTCTTCTCTATTGCAAATGGCACGGCTCCCACCACAGGTCCAGCGGACACAGTTCAATTTTTTTCAACAGATGATGCTGCGGCAAATACAATCCCAAGTTTCTTTTGCGAGGGAACAAATGTGCTTGCCACGGGACAGGCGGATTCCGTTTCCTCTGTGAGAGTAAAAATGAGGATAAATGGCACAGTGGTAACATTATTAGCGGTATAAAAGTTATAAATTAAAAATAAACAAAACGTAAAATAAATTAACCATGTCTCTCATACCAAATACAAATAGTGAGGTGAAACAAGCACAAGCGCGTATCGATCTCAATCAAGAATTTCTTGCTTTGCAAAAACAGAGAGCGTCTCTTCTGAATGAAATTGAGATAATTCGTAAAGAGTTAGATGAGCTTTTTTCCAGAAGAGATAGTGTTAAAAATGAACACGATTCTCTTTGGGAAAAGTTGGGCGAGACGAAGGGCGCGATGGCTAAACTAGAGGAGGAATACTTTGTTGCTTTGAGAAATAATGTTGAGTTGGTGCAGGAAGAAGTTACTCGGGCACGTTATGTATACGAAGAAGTTTTAGGTCGGGTCGAGAAAGAAGAAAAAGAACTTGCAAAAGTAAGGACTGAAGTATCAGAGGAACTGAATAGGGTTTCGGCAAGGGAAAAGTTTTTAGACAGAAAGGAGGGCGACTTAAAGATTTATGAAGAACGTGTAAAATCAAAATTTAAGGAAATATTTCCAAAAGACGAAATGAAATTCGTTTAATATGGCACAATTTACTCCAAATTTAGAATACATAGGAGCAGGTGGTGAATTAACTACCGCGGAAGAGGCTCTCGTTCAGGCATTTAATTCTCTTGCCAACTCGCCAGCCGGTCAATTTATAAGGAAAACCGGAGCTTCTGCTTTTGAAAACTCGACTCCGGGCATCGGTTCTTTCGCTATTAACGACTTAAACGATGTCATTATTAGTTCTCCGCTAAACTCTCAAGTTTTACAATATAATGGAACAAATTGGGTCAATACTAACAATGTCGCAGATGGGATAACTTCTCTTGGAGGATTGACCAGCGCGATACAAACATTTGTTAACGATACAAATGTAACTATTAGTTCGGCGGGTGCAGCTCATACTCTTGGTTGGAGTAGTACGCTTTCTTTGGCGCGAGGTGGGACTGCGGCTGCTTTAACGGCTTCTAATGGGGGTATTTTTTACTCAACAGCCACGGCAGGAGCAATACTTGCAGGTACTGCCACGGCAGGCCAGATTCTTCGTTCTGGGGCTTCCGCGGCTCCCGCGTGGTCAACGGCTACCTATCCGGCAACGGCGGGAATTACTGCCGGTATGTTTCTTCGGTCTGATGGAACGAATTTTGGCAATTCAACCCTTGTGCTTCCTAATGCCGCCGCGATAAGCACCCTTCTTTATGCGTCGTCGGCAGATACTATTTCGGCTTTAGCAACAGCCAATAGTGGGGTTTTGGTTACGGGAGGGACCGGCATCCCAAGCATTGCCACAGACATTCCGACGGCAGTAACCATTGGCGGAGCATTCATTTATAGGGTTGGTGGTACCGATGTTTCCCTTGCAGACGGGGGAACAAATGCCTCTCTGACTGCCTCTAATGGTGGGATATTCTACTCTACCGCTACTGCGGGAGCGATACTTGCAGGCACAGCGACTGCTGGGCAAATGCTTCAGTCTGGTGTGACAGCAGCGCCTATTTGGAGTACATCAACATACCCTGCTACAAACGCCATAAACACTTTGTTATTTGCCTCATCTGCTAATGTAATGGCGGCGTTGGCTACGGCTAATAGCGCAGTTCTTGTAACAAGTTCTACCGGGGTGCCTTCTTTGCTTGGCTCAATGACAAGTGGGCAGCTTGTTGTCGGATCAACGGGTGCAACCCCTGTGCTCGCTACTCTTACCGGCACTGCTCCTGTTACGATTACTAACGGCGCAGGGACAATAACAGTTGCCGCAAGTGCTGCGTCCGATACGGCTTCAGGTGTTGTGGAGTTAGCTACAATAGCAGAAACAAATACGGGGACAGATACGGTAAGGGCCGTGACTCCAGATGGAATTTCGGGAGCAACAAGAACTATTATTTTATCTGCAGCGGGAGGTTGGCCTCCAACAACCGCGGGTTCAAGCGCCGTAACGCAGGTTCAATACGCGACAAACTTGCAGAACCTACAGCATTTAGATTTTGACGCAGCGACAAGAGAGAACGCCCAATGGACACTTGTCATGCCCGATAGTTGGGACGCGGGAACTATCACGGCAACTTTTTACTGGACATCTGGGGCGACAAGCGGAGATGTGATTTGGGGAATTGAGGGAAGGTCTTATGGAGATAACGAAGCCGTAGACGCTACTTGGGGGACCGCGCAAACAGTAACGGATACGGCAACAGCTGTAGCTAGTTCTGTGAGAATATCCGCGGCAACAGCGGCAGTTACTTTAGCGGGAACTCCAGCAGGCAGTGAAGCAGTGCAAATAAGAATTTTCCGAGACGCAGCCGCAGTGGGAGATACTATGGCGGGAGACGCTCGTCTTATAGCAATAAAAATAGAGTACGTTATATCGTCGTATTCGGACTAATGGAAAAATATTATCCACCATTTCATATATCAAGCATCCAAGAATTTGATGATAAGACTTTGGTAAAAGTTCAGTTTTACGAAATAGATAGAGTAAAGTTTAACGATAACTTGACGCTAAAAGATAGAGGCGGTGAAAAGTTAGAGAGAATGAATGCGGCTTCGGGAGGTACTTTGAAAAGCATAGAGATATTTACACTTCCGAAAATGAATGCGGAAGAAGCGATGGCGGAAGTTTATAGGCAGATAGAACAGGCAAATAGAAGTAAAAAAGTAATCGTATGAAAGAAATCAACGGACAGATAGATATGCTGGACTTTCAGTATGTTTACCGTTTGAGAAAAGAAGAACCCGTTTTGGCAACGCCTTGCCCAAGAAAGAAAGGAAGAATACATCCCCAAACTACACGATTTTTGTGGAGAAACGGCCAGATGACGGATGTAGTACATATAAAACCTATTTACTATGAGGCGTATGACGGTAAGTGGTACCCAATGTCTGATGTAGCTTATGGGTTTGGAAATAGGTGGATTCAGCTTAAGGAAGACGCAATGGACAAAATGACACCTCGGTACCTTCAATGGCTGATGAAGCGAATGGAATTATTGAAAGGAAACATATCCATTCCCTTCCCCTATGTGGGAGTTCAGCCGAGGCAAATGTTGTTTAATGTTGTAACGACAGTATTTCCCGACCCAGATCCTGAAACGACAACAGTAGATGGAAGAAGCGGTAAAAGTAACAGCGGTGATTGGCCAACTACAAGAAATGCGACTATTGGACAAGACGCGGATACTGTGAATGATTTAACCGCGGGGGCGGGCTTTGAAACACCTAATTATAGAATTTTTAGAGTATTTGCTCTTTTTAATACCGCGCCTATTCCCGATGCGGATACCATCGATTCCGCGGTAATATCTTTTAAATTCAAAGGTGCCGCGCCTAATGGAGATTCTGACCCTGGATATGTAGTTTCTTCTAGTCCAGCAACTAACACAGATATTATAACGGAAGATTACGATCAAGTTGGTTCAGTATCATTCGGAACATCTCCTTTTGCGGCGGCAGATGCTTATATAGATACTACGCTTAACGCGGATGGTTTAGTGAATATCACAAAAACAGGTGTTTCTAAATTCGGGGTAAGAGGAGATTTTGATTTCAATAATAGTACGCCTACTTTGGGATTAAGTGGTTGGAACGCTTATATGGCGGAAACAGCCGATACTGTAAGCGACCCGAAGTTAGCAGTTACGCATAGCGTGGTGGTGGCGGCCGATAATCGTTCTCCATCGGGAGGAGCGGCTTACGGAAATCCCGCGTTTTATTAAATAAAAATTTATGCCAATAAGACGAATACATGCAGATTTATCAGAGCTTCGCGCGGGAGCGCGACAATATGTTCTTGACGCTGACGCAGCGGCCGGCGCTACTTCGGTTACCGTAAGAAGCATAATTGGAGCTGCGGTGAATAGAATACTTCTCTTTCGTGAGTTTGGGAATGAGGCTTCGGAAATAATCGCAACTCATGCTGTTACCACTCCTTCGGGAAATACCATTACGCTTGTAGCCGCTGGTCTTGTTGAGGCTCATCCGGCCGGAACAGTTATCTACGAGATTCCCGCTAATCAGATTCGTTTCTACCGTTCAGCAACCGAAGATGACGCTAACAGTAGCGACACGGGCCTTACTGCTCTCGCGGCCGCTGCAAATATTGATCCTACGACGATCAGAAATTACTACGATGATACGGTTCAGACAAGCGGATTTTACTATTATCGGTTCATTGATAGTATCAATAGCGTAAACTTACTTTACTCTGATCCTATTCCATGGGGGCAAATTCAGGTTGAGTTTGAGGATGATGAGGTTGGGTTCGTAATAGAGTTTATAAGAAATAAGCTCGGTCACGAATGGGACGATAGGTTTAGTAAGCAACGAGCCATTGATGAAATAAATGCTTGTTTGCGATACATTCAAAACCAATTTAAGAAGTGGAAAAGATATCTTACTCCAGATTTTGCCCTTGGACAAACTTCCCGAGGAGTATTTGACTTCGCGCTTCCAGCAGATATTTATGACAACCAAACAAATCGTTCTATTTTACAGGTTCGTCTTGGGGCCATTGCTCAACCGCTTATCTATAAAGACGAGAAAGAGATGGACGCGATTATGGCTGACGTGAAAAGAACTACGGTAAGAACAGCCGCCGTGGTTGGCGCGACAACTTTAGCAATTACGAATTCTTATGATTTTGACGCAAGTGGAACGGTCAACGTAATGTCCGCGAATGTCGTTGACGCTATTACCTATACGGGAGTTACCCGATCCGCTACTGTCGGCGTATTGACTGGAGTACCAGCCACGGGAGCGGGAGCTATTGGAGCGGCACATGCCGTTGGGATTAACGTATGGCAGGGGGAAGAAGAGGGACAGCCGGTATATTGGAATGTTAGAAATGGTAGGCTGAGATTCTATCCCTTGTCGGACTCGGATCATATCAATAAGAATGTTGTTATAGATTATTATACAGAGGCAACAGTAGTAAATTCTGAATCAGACACAATAGATGCTCTTAGGCATGACATGATTGTCAACTGGCTTTTATGGCAGGGTAAAGCATATTGGAGAAATAATGGCAACGCGAGCCTTGATGATGCTGACTTTAAGCTCTTTCTTGACGCGTTAAAAACAGAAAAAAGAACAGCGCCGAGCGGAGAGAAGTTTAGGTGGCATCCTAAGGTCAATACTATTTCTTACAAACCATTAAGAGGAGATAGAAGATTTGATTATACATAAACATGCCGACACAATACTCGCATTTAGTAAATAGCAGTGGAACGATTATCAATACTTTTTCTGGCAGACAATACGCAAACCCGGTAGAGCTCGCGGCTGATTTGGGTATTCAACCGCATGAAATAGAGTGGGGAAGAATAAGGCAAGAGTTTCAAGCGCCGCCCGCTCCTACGCCCGCGCCTGTGCCTGCACCTGCACCCGCGCCTACGCCCGAGCCCACGCCCGCTCCTACGCCTACGCCCGAGCCCACGCCCGCTCCTACGCCTACGCCCGAGCCTACGCCTGCTTCTACTGCAGTGCCTCAGCCAAAGAGTATAGCAGATAAACAGCCTGATGCTCCAAATAGATTCAAATTTAGAGAATCGGAAACATACAAAAATTTATCCGAGAACGCAAAAGCGTTTGTGGAGATGGCTTACAATGCCATTGAGTTTGGGAACGAACAGGATGCTAAGATTTTTAGTGACGCTATTACACAGGCAAAGGCAATAGCCGACCCCTATTTCAAGGCGCAACTTGGTCTTGCCGAAGCGGAAGTAAAGGGAGCAATTTCTGAACGGCAGGGAGATTTTCAAACAAAATCAGAAATAGTTTCAAGAACAAAACGGGAACTTCTTGAAGATATTAAATTAAGCAAAGATTTTCTTACACTTGAACAACAGGCAGAAATGGTACGTCTCGGCAGGGACTACGATCAGGACCTTCTTACTATTTCGGACCAAGCCGCGGAAAAAGGGCTTACTTTCGCGACCGGCGCGAGAAGCCGAATGGAAGCAGAGCGCAGAAGAACGGAAAAATTTCAGGATGTAGTTCAGTCCAGCCAACGTTTGCATAACCTAAAAGTTAAAGAGCTTGAACTACGCGCTTCCCGGGGAGATATAAAAGCGCAAAAAGATCTTGAGGCACTGCAAGAAGAAAGAAAGTTTTCGCTTCAAAGGATAGGGCGCGCCGCCGAGGAAGTATTGGGTTCAGCTAGGGCCGGCACTATGGGTCTTGGAGCTGAAGGATTTGCTCCAGTCGGAGAAGCTATAGGTCGAGTAGAAGAAGAAAAACGAAGAGCGGTTATCTCCGATGTTGGGGCGCTAACTGAACTTCAGCGTAACTTTTTATAAAAATATGCCATCACACACACTATTTGAATATTACAGGTCGCAAGGTAGAAGCCTACCCCCCATATTAGAGCGCGCTCAACTTTGGGAAAATCTTGGTCTTGGGAAAGCAAAAGATTATACGGGTAGCGTGCAACAGAATCCCCGTCTTTTGTCTGCTCTTCAGGCGAAGCCCGCGACAGCCCCAGGCGCAACCGCAGACCAGACCGCAAAACTTCCACCCATTGCTAGCGTAACTCCTCCCACTGGCACGGGGGTATCAAAAGTTAGTGATCTTGGGAATCTCCGCATTGCTTTAAGGGATGCTCTCAACGAAGCAGGCAGAGAAAGACAGGTTTCTAGGCTTCAACAAACTTTCCCCCTTGCCGAGGGGGTACCCGGATCATTGAAGTCCATTGTGGATATGGTTCGGGGCAGCGTTCGCGCTCCTGTCGAAAGCGTTTTCAAGGATGTTCTTCAGACAGTTACGGAGGAGTTTCAGACAACAAAGAACTTTGCCCTTACGATGGCTTCAAAGTACATTGATGCTGGCGTGATTAGCACGGATACGCCGGAAATTGTTTTATCAAAAATTCAGCAATCTGATTCATATAAAAATGAACAAAGCAAAGCTCCTGATGTCATTGATACTGGGGAAAATGGATATTATCAATGGAACAGTTTGACAAAAAGCTGGGAAGCAGCTAAGGGCATCCCTCGGGGCGGAGTAGACGGCATTCCTGCTCCTAGTATGATGGATGTTTATATTAAAGATGCAGAGAGGCGCGGCCTTGAGGCGGTTTTGAATGAGCTCGGAACATCAGAAGGTGCGCGCGAATTAAAATTAAAGATTACAGACGCCTATTATAATGTTCCAAGAGTTTGGGAAGATGAAGAGATACGAAGAACAGTAAGAAACGCCCGCGCGAAGAATCAAACATACCAAACAGTTATTGATGAGTTTAGTTCATCTTCAAGAATTGCTAATAAAGACAGGGCTAGGTTTATAGCCGCAGAAATGTTCGGAGTTATTGCTCCGGGTACTCCCTTTGAAGAACAGCAGATACAAGAACCGGCACAAAAATCACCCGCAATTCCCGGACTAATGCCAAGTTCATTACTAACGCCTCCCGCTAAAAAGAAAAGTCCTCTAACTGTCACGGGAGGAAGAAAGAAAGATCCATTACTTGAATATACTCGCCCAGAATCCTTGGAAATGTTCCCTGACTTTATAAATAATTTATACGAGTAATATGCCATTTAGCTGGGACGACGAAAATCGAACATCAAGTTCTACTTTTAGTTGGGATAGGGAAATCCCTAAGCCGGAAACTCCTTTTACCGCAAAAGTAGAAGAAGCCGGATATGAGGTACCCGATGGCTCGGGGTGGTCTTTATTCGGCGATAGATTCAAGAACACCCTTGTCGGTGTTCTTGATGTTCTGCGGACCGGAGAATACGCGATGGGAGGAGTTATGAGCGGGAAGAGTCCCATAACCGGCATAAGGGAAAAAATCAGTCCCTCCGAAGCGCTCAAGATAGCGGATGACGAAACTTCTCTTTGGTCAAAGCGGGGCTTAGGCGCCCTTGCCGTTGATATTCTTCTCGATCCTACAACTTACCTTACTTTTGGGACCGCCGGGGTTATGAAGCTTGTCACTAAGGGGGGACAGGTTGCTCTTACAAAATCGGGCAGAAAACTTATGCGCGAGATGATTAGTAAGGGAGCAGATGATAGTACGGCACGAAGCACAATGGCCAAAATCATAGAAGAAGGCGGGGAAGAAGCGACAAAGAAGTATATCGCAAAGTCGGGGTTGAAGTTTATGGGAAAAGTTTTTATTCCCGAAGCCAACTTTCGCGCTGCGGGTAAAGTCATCAATATGCTTCCCGGGGCTAACAGGACCCGAAAAGTAGGAGGCGGATTCGCCAAGGCGTTTGTTCCATTTCGGGACATAGATCATCTTCCCGCTCTTGCCGGGGGGCAAGCAACTTTTACGGATTTTCTTTATAAACCGTTCCAGAGACAAATGCGCTATGAGATTTTTAAGGGCCTCGATGAGATTAAGGGTATAGCCCAAAAATCTGTTAAGCAATATGGAGTTGATGTTGGTAGAAGGTTGGGAGAAATTGTGGAGAGCAAGAAGTTAAGCGGCGATGTTTTTTTAGATAACATCGTTACTCAATACAGAAAAGACGCGGATATAATGTTTGATATTGAAAAAGCAACGGGCAAGAAGATGGGCAAAGTACAGGGATACCTCCGACACTATCTCACGGAAGATGCCAGAGATTTCCTTACAAAGGGTATCGATTTTGATTTTCAAAAAGCCCTGCCCATTGCCTTGCGGGTAAAATTACAGGCCGCGAAGTCAAGAAGTATGCCCGGAGTTATCAAGGAAATAAATGCCTTTATGAGGGAAAAGTATGAGGTCCCCAAGTTTTTTGAGGAGGACTTTTTTAAATCGTGGGCGAAGCGGCGGGCTGAACATATAAGGTTTGTCAATACAACAAAGTTTCTTGAAGATGTGAAGGCGCGGTTTGGAGTACGGACGGATAAGCTTAGTGAGAGCGGAGTGAAACAGACGAAGTTGCCCATACAGCCGGAGTTGCCAAAGGTTCCTATTGCAAAAGCAATCTCTCCTGACTTCCAACCCCTCGCCCAAGAAGCAAGGAAGTATAAGAGTGCGGAGGAGTTTGTAAGGGGGCAAGAGCGACTATTTACGGGACAAGTAGGAAAGTTTGACCCACAAAAAGTTACAGGGAGAGGAGTATCTTTAACTCCAAGTAGAAGTGCGGCTGCTGACTTTGCAGATGCAAGAGGATTAGATATAAGTGTTACAGAACTATTTTTAGATAAAAATGTAAAAATATTGCTTACAGACAAAATTCCTGCGAATATCAAAGTTCCACTTGAACAAGCAAATAAAACATTAAAGGAGTTCTCCAAAAAACCTTTCAATTTTGCTAAAGCTACGACGCAAGAGGTAAAAATTCAAGACGAAACATTTAATCGTTTAGTAAAAGAGGTTCAAGACCTACAAAAACCAGTTCGTGATTTTGCCAAAGAACAAGGTTTTGATGGAGTTAGAATGCCAGAGTTAGAAGGAGAAATTGTTGTTTTTAACCCCGATGTTCTCAAAACCAAATCCCAACTCATCGACTTCTATAACCAAGCGGTGAGGGGGGTACTTCCCGAAATTCCTCAAATTCCCGGTGCGAAGATTGTTTCTATCGCTGGTGAAGCCGTAGAAGAAGCACCAAGAGTAGCTGATAAACTTCAGCCAACATCGATGGGCGATGTCTACATTTCTAATGACGGAGTGAAGTATATTGCCTCGAATAATCCGAACTTAAAAGGATTCCTTATCCCGGAGCCCATTGTTCGCCATGTGGATAAAGCGCTTGACGTTTTGACAAACGAAGAAACATTGGGAAAGTTTTTAAAATTGTATGATAAAAGTTTAGCCCTATGGAAAGCAAACGTAACGGGAATGTTCATAGCTTTTCATACCCGAAATGCAATAGGCGGCACTTTTAATAATTGGCTCGCCGGGATAAAAGCCGTGGATCAGCTTGATACTGAACGTATTTTGCAAGGATCGGATCATCTCATAAAGACAGACATAGGGACGGTCTACCACGGTCAGGCCGTGCGAGATCTCGCGGAACGATTCGGCGTGATGGGCCAGCCCGGGCAAATGGACGTGTATAGGAAGTCCGAAGAGATGATCAATGAACTGGGAGCTACGGGGATGAAGTGGGCAAAACTTAAATTAAGTTATGCTCCGCGTTTCGCAATGGAGCAGGTTGAAAATCGTTTGCGCCTTCCTTTATTTATCAATCGTATAAAAAAGGGGTACAGTCCCGGAGACGCGGCCAAAGATGTATTCAAATTTCATTTTGACTACATGCCGGAAACGGGCCTTACCCCATTTGAAAGAACGGCGATGAAAAGAATATTTCCCTTTTATGTCTGGATGCGAAATAATGTCCCACTTCAGATAGAGATGATGTTAAAGCAACCGGGAAAGTACGCGGGCATTGAAAAGATAAGACAACACATGATAGGACCGGACGCAAAGCCCGGGGAAGAAGAAAAGGGTCTAAGGGCAGAAATGAAGTGGCTTCCCGATTGGATGAAGGAAATGTTTATTTTTCCTGCGGGTCTAAAAGACGAAGCGGGAAAAGCGCTCTGGACGCAACTTGATTTGCCGTTGGATGATATAAAAATGTTGCCTATTTCTTCGTCCGGCATAAGAGAGATTGCTTCCGCAATGTCTCCGTTTCTAAAATTTCCTATGGAAAGGTACTTTAATAAAAGCATGTATTTTGGAGGCGACATTTGGAATGATGACTTGCCGCGCGAACTACAAACAAGACAAACAATTGAGGAGTTGAAACATCTTCCTTCTCCTGTTAAAAAGTTTCTAAATTTTCGCGAGGTGAAGTATCGGGATTGGACTGACAAAAATAACATTTCTTTCAAGACGCGCTATGAGATGGACGCGCGCAAGCTTCATATTATAAACTCTTTTCTTGGCCGTTACTATTCTACTTTGAAAGGAACTTTTGATGAGGAAATTCCAGCCGCGTGGAAGGCATCAAGATATGTCGGCGGTGTTCCGGTGCGTTCCTTTGATATTGAAGAAGAGAAAGGCAAGCGTCTTTTTGAACAGGAAAAAAGGGCGCAGGCAATGCTTCAATATCTGAAGCAACATAATATTATTCCTTACGAACGCCGCAATAAAGGACCTGCGGGCGGAAAAGCATTTAGTTGGGACTAAAATGGCAAGACTACAAGACACAATCAAATGGAGGGATATGTCTGCCGGCAATGTGCAGCGCGTTTCTTCCGATATAGCGATACCTAACTCGGTTCCGTTTTCAATGAACCTTATTTATGACAGGGTTCTTGGAGAAGCGATATCCCGCGAAGGAACGGCTATTGTTGGCAGTCAGCTTTCGGCCGGCAATTCTTGCCTGGGGCTTCACCATCACATTGATACTACAGTCGCGAACAGCAGGCTTGTTGCGGGGTTCAACGGAACTATTTTCAATGCGTTAAACGGGAACTCCGACGTTGCAAACCTTAACGCTACTGCGAGAATGAGATTCGCCACCTTTTTGAACTCAACTATTATGCTTAACGGAGTGACGGCAAACGCGCGGTCATTTGCTTCCGGAGGATGGTCAAGCACGGGAGGGGCATGGAATGTGAACGGAGTTCCTGCGGGCGCGCAATTCCCCATAGAGTGGAAAGATAGGGGATATTGTTTAGTTACGGATCGACTTTACTACACCGCTACGCCATCGGGAGGAGCTATCAACTGGACAGCGACAGGATCGGGAAGCATACAGGTGGAGCAGGAAGACGGAGGCGGAACTGGGACGGCGTTAAATAAAGTACCTGGATACTTAATGATCTACAAGCGGCGAAGTCTTAAACGGTGGAACTTTGATTCCAGTTTCCCGGAAGATTTAGTAAATATAGGCACGCAGTCGGCGGAAAGCGTTGTGCGTGCGAGGGGCAAGAACTACTTCTTTTTTGGACCTAAGGGATTCTATGAAACAAACGGAGGGTATCCAAAACTTATTTCGCGCCCCATACAGCGCATTGTAGATGCTATCGCAAGTTCTTTCTACGCGAATGTAAACGGCTGGAGCGACAATGAACATATCTATTGGTCTATTGGAGACATTACGGTTAATTTTGACAGAGGGTTTACGGAAACATACACAAATGTTGTAGCCCGATACACTATAGATACCGAACAGTGGGCGCCTCTCCGTTATTCTCAAGAGTTCAGACAACTTCATCAATATCTTAGCGGAGACGACTTGTTGATTGTGGGAGGAGATACGGACGGGAATATCATTCAGCTCAATACCGGCAATATAGATCACGGAAGCAACGCGATTATTTATATTTTACAATCTCCGGAGTTTGACTTTGGGTCTAGGGCAAATCTAAAAACAGTTTCGGAAAAAATCATCGTTCACTCTGACGGAACTCACGGCGCGGAACTTCAAAGAAGGCTTGATTATGGTCTATGGAAAAGCATAGGAGATCTGGGAGATATTGTAAGTGAAGTAAAAGTTCAGCCCATGACTGCTCATGTTTTTGAGTATAGAGTTGTTGACAGCATAACGGGAGAACAGATAAAACTTCGTGGACTCGACTTTCCTAACGTTGATTTGCACGATAGAATTTTATAAGTCGCAGACTATGTCTATTTTTACAGACAACATTGGATACACCATCCTCGACCTCGGATTTGAGAAGAGTCTTACCAAGGCGTTGCTTGCATTACAGCAACCGTCTACGTCTGCTCCGCCCGAAATGGCAAATGTATTTACATCTGGAACTTCTCCTAAAAACATTATAGCGGGAGAACTTATTTCTAGCTTAGAACAAAGCTCGGGAGTTATTTTTTCGGGAAAGACATCTTTTTCGGATACGACAAATGGATACCGAATGGGCATAGATGCTTCCGACCTTCTATTCAGGCTCACAATTGGGACCACAGGACAGCAACTGGACTGGAACGTGACAACCGCCAATACCTTAACGATTTCCGGAGCTCTTGCGGCAGGTTCCATAGACATAGGGGGCGCTGACGCGACTTCCTTTCATGTTGATACAGACGCCAACATGTGGCTTGGAGCCGCGACCTTCGCTGCGGGACCGTTCCGAGTTACAAACACTGGAGCCGCGACAGCTACTTCTATCACGATTACCGGCGGCTCAATATCCAGTACGCCGATTTCTTCAATACCCAACAATACTTCCACTGACATTTCACTTCTTGAGTTTACCCACAATCTCGTGTTTTCCGTTACAGATGCGGACACAATCGCTTGGACTGCTGGAACGATAAACCTTTCCAACGGCAGGACATTTGCAATAGTTGCGGGAAATACTGGGAATATGTTAGCTCTCACCTACATTTTTCTTGACACCGCAGTTTCTTCCACAATTCTTCAGACAACCACGACTTTTTCAGCCGCGATAGGGGCTAATAGATCATTAATTGGCACAGCTCAAAACCAAACAGTAACAGCTTCATTCGTTCCGCAGAGCGGGGGAGGATTACCCCTAGTAGATGGAGCGCAGATAGGAGCATTGTCTATTGTCGCGGGAAATATAGCTGCTTCTACAATTACCGCGGGAAAGATGAGCGTATCGCAACTTTCCGCCATTACTGCGGACTTGGGCGCTATAACCGCAGGTTCTATCGTAGTGCCGTCGGGAGGGTTTATCCGTTCTGGACAGACCGCTTTTGATACTGGAACTGGCTGGTACATTGCTAACGACGCAGGAACGCCTAGGTTTTCTATAGGAGTAGGAGGGAGTACGCCTTCTTTAACTTGGAATGGAACGAGCTTAACCGTTAGAGCTGATATTTTAGCAGGAGGACTGTTGGGAGTTGGAACTGGCGGCGATGGGGCATTATCAATAGCTGCGGGGACTACGAATATAGACGCTTTAAGCGCCCAAATAGTTGTCAGGAATCACACCTCTATATCCATCACAGGAACGGGGGCCTTGGGACTTATAAATCCAGGGACTAATGGGACAATTCTTATTCTTAAAAGCCAGGGGAATGTGACCCTTACATCTACAGCAGCCGCTTTGATAGACGTTTCAAGCGATGGCCCGGCCGGAGGCACTGGAGGAGCTATTGGCGCCAATGGTTCAGTAGGGTCTGATGCGTCGAGTACTATAACCTTGCCTACTGGCGGATCAGGAGGAATCAACAATGGAGCGGGTGGAGCTGCCGGATCGCGAGTTCTTGTTCTAAAAAGTTCTTTCAACACGATAAGGGCGCAATGTGGTTCTGCTGGCGGGGGCGGGGCAGGTTCGGGAAGTCAGATTGGTGGCGACGGAGGAAGGGGTGGGGGGTGCGTGATTATAATCTGTGGAGGCGCATTAAATTTTACAGGCACTATTTTAGCAAATGGGGCTGTTGGCGCTAATGGCGTTAATGACGCTGCAAACTCTGGTAGTGGAGGCGGAGGCGGAGGTGCAGCAGGCTCGGTTACTATTATCTACAATGTTTTAACTGCGAATACCGGAACGATAACTACGAATGGAGGTAATGGCGGGAATGGAGGAAGCGGTTCTAATACTGCCGGTTCTGGCGGCGGCGGTGGAGGAGGCGGAAGTAATAGAGTATTAGGCGGGGCGGGTGGCGCGGAAACTACTGCTGGTTCTGCTGGTACTGCGGATGAAGATACTGCCGGTACTGGCGGAGCTGACGGTGGAATCGAAAATGACGCAGGCGGAGGTGGCGGCGGAGGAGCTTCGGGTTATTCTTTGGTAGCATCGTTTAATACAGTATGATAAAAGCCCTAGAAAAAATAACCGAATATATAGTAGTTATAGCAGGCATTGCGTTCTTGTTTGTTTTTGAATTGTTGAATTGGATAAAAGAAATATTTAGAAGATGAAAGCTGAAATCAAATTACTGGTCATAATAGATGCCGCGATAGACTATCTTCCTCAAATAGAGGAAGCCCTTGAAAAACAAAAACAAGATTATTTAACCGCTACACAGGGCGAGGTAGATGTGTCTTGGATAATTAAGCGACAAGATTTGTCCCATCTTCCGTGGATGGAGTACGGATATGGAGCAGACAACTACGGAATATCTACCGCCTGGATACGACAGGACACTTCTCAAATATCCGGCGATTATTATTCAATCGCGTATGTCATTAAGGACACCAACTGGACCACGCAGGGGAACAAAGCAATAGCGGGCTGGTCGGTAGGATTTTATAGCGGCTACCATGTTCAACTCATCAAGGGCTTTGGAAATAATGTCGAAGCGAACTATCGCACTTTTTTAATGGAACTGATGCACTCGTGGAACGAATACTCTATGGCTAAACTTGGAACGGACTTCAATAAGTTATTTTCTGTACTGAACTGGGACGAAGATGTAGTGCACGGAAGACATCCCGATTATACAGTTTTCAAATACATTCCCGTTATACAAAAAATAAAAGACATACTAATCCAATTATTTATAATTAACAATAAAACTATGACATGGGGACAAATCAATAAACTATCATTGTTAACTTTCAAAAGACCCGCAGACGAAAGCATGCGCGGATACGAGGGAAAAGATTTTGATTTTGTGGCGGATGAATTTCTTAAAAGTAAAGAAAACGATATTTACACCCCCTTGTTCAGGGCCGTGAAAGATATAGAAAACTGGGCGCGCGGACTGTAAAACTATGCATTTATTGGAAAAAACTGTTAGAGAAAGGGCATATAAGGCAGTTAAGTCCGGAAGATTTTTTATAATACCCGAAGCTAAAGGTCTTAAAAAAATTATACTTAATCTTTGCCTTTGGATAATAAGAAAACTATGAGCGCAAAATATCAACTTAATAAAGAAGACGGTTCAAAGATTTTTAAGGGATTTCTTATAGCCGTAGGGGGCGCGATCGCTACCTATATGATGGAGACCATCCCGAATGTAAATTTTGGCGAGTATGCTCCGGTCGCCGTTGCTATAAACAGCGTGCTTGTCAATATACTACGAAAATTCCTTGCTTCTGTTTAGAAAGTATGCTATGATATATAAAGGGGATTCAGGGGGCGTAAGCCTCATTGCGGGTTAAACCGTAACTGGATACCCCGATAATTGCTGCAAGATTATCTTACTCAATTTCTGGCCGAGAGAGTAAGCCACTACTTGTTTGCGTGGGGAGATTATCCTTACCTCACATCGTACCTGACGTTTCAGGTGGTCGGCGGAGCCGGTCGGAAAGATAGCGGATACTATCTCCGGCTCTGATAATATTAGATTTTTCTCGCCTTCTCGTGCAAAGATAGACAAAAGGGCCAAAAACGGGAACGCGCTTTGTCCTTTGGGCAAGCCGTTTCGATAAAGTAATATACTTGCCCCGTTTATCTTACGCATCGGCTGGCTTGAACCAAACACCCGCTCACGCGGGTTTTTGGTTGTCTCGTGGATACTCACTTCCTAGGAATAAAATAAGTTATCTCACAAGCAACAACCTCAAGTCCCGAAGATTTATGAGAACTAGCAACCTCTCTAGCATTTCTTGCTTTTACTTTAGTGCGGTGAATGTGAAATACATCTTGAAACGCCCTATCATAACTTAAAAGATTTCCTTCTTCATCTATAATGGCCCAACCCTTTATTTTATTTTTCTTTGGCATTTAATTATTTTAATGCTAAATTGTATTCTTCTTAATTTAAGATATTTCTTAAGTTAAAGTAAAGGACGTGCGGGCATAAGCGCCGCCGCTTATTTTTGCGAATGTAAGCATAATTTTATTATATCGTATCTTAACACATTTATCTTGTGGATAAACTATTTTCCATTTTTTTATCCCCACTTCCTAGCCCTCAACGAGCCATTCCAGCTCTGGAGGGCAAAGAGAACATTTATACTTGTACGAATATGTCTGCCGCACTTTCGGGAGTTTCTGACCCTATACGAAACTTTGAGCGCGGCTTGAAGGCTAGGAGGCGGGGAGAAAGTTAATATTTTTTATAATTTCTTTTACTACATTTACGGTTACGGCGTTTCCAAGACACTTGTACCTTTGCGTATCGCTTACTCCCTCTGTCCACCCATCAGGAAATCCTTGTAATCTTTCGCACTCGGTCGGAGTTAGTCGGCGGATTCTCATCCCTTGCATCACTCCATGAATGTCTTGTCCCGTAAGAGTAAACATCGGTTCGCCATCCTCTTTCATTCTTCTGCCGTTCTGCCGTTTTTTTACTCGATCAGGGGTAAGAACCGCATACAATCCTGTCTTTGCTCCGTGTCCACCTCCCTCTGCCCGTATGCTTGTTGATATTCCCATCTTATCATAGATTCTTTCTGCCATTGAACCACCTTTTAATTGAATCAAGGTTTGTTTTTGATTCCTGTTGGCTCCTCGCCAATCGCTTGAATTGATAGTGTGGGCGAATGCCCCATATCCAACATTCTTTTCATCGCCTTCTCCGATAGGAAATACTTTTCGTCCACCCCATCCTCCAAGACATCCTGCAATGAACACTCTTTCCCTGTTTTGTGGGACTCCGTGATTCTTGCTGTTAAGCACTTGCCATTGGATACCATACCCCAACTCAACAAGCGTGGAGATGATGATTTTGAAAGTTCTGCCATTGTCATGAGAAAGAAGTCCTTTGACGTTTTCCAATAGGAACATCCTTGGTCGCTTTTCTTTAAGAATCCGCGCGATATCAAAGAATAAAGTTCCTCTTGTGTCGTTAAATCCTTTACGCTTTCCAGCAATGCTGAAAGCTTGGCAAGGGAATCCTCCAACGAGAAAGTCAAAGTCGGGAAGCTCTGCTGCGTTGATTTTGGTCGCGTCTCCATAGTTGCGGTGCGTTGGAAAGTGTTTTTGGTAGATTTTTGTGGCATATTTGTCAATTTCGGAATATCCAATACAATCGGCATATTCGCTATTCCTCCTCTTTTCCCGAATGCCAAGGTTGGACTTATTCCCTTGGGATGAACTACTACTCCTGCTTGTCCTTTGCTTTTGTAGATATTCCCTATCTTGTAAATCTTCATACGCTTGTTGTATGCCCAGTTCAAATCCTCCTACCCCACTAAACATTGAAAAGTATTTCATAAATCTTCTTTACAATCTTTGCATACACACCCTTTACAATCTTTACAATCTTTACATACACACCCTTCACAGTTTTCCCTTGAAGCATGAGTAGAATAACCTCTATCACAAGATTCGCAAGGTTCTCCCTCTTCGTCGTTGCATTTTGGATAAAGAATCATTGTTTTTATTTACCTCCCTAACCTAGCGCGTGCGTGTTGTTGTTTGTGGCAAGATCGACAAAGACGAATCCAATCAGATAACTCTCGAAGATACTTTTTAGATTTGTTTGCCCAATGGATTTTGCACCCTTTAAGTTTCTTTTTACCACACTTTTCGCAAGTATTTGGTTTTCCTAATCTTCTTGATACCCAAGCATGAAGCGCATTATATCCTACTTTATCCCCTATCCACTTTGGATTTCTACTTCCTAAACGCGTGCAACTAAAACAATATAATGATTTATATGAACGCAAAGGGGAGTTACATTCTATGCACTTTGGTTTTTCTTTTTTGCTCTTAACAATCTCCCAGCAAGCACGAATATCAATTTTGTAAAACCTACTAAGTTTTCTGTAGCTCCACCCTTGCTTCCACTTCACAAACATTGCTTCATTTCTTCTGTTGCGTGGTTTCATAAACCTATTGTATCACACAACAAAAGAAAAAACAATACGCGGCACTCAACGCACGGGCCGGGTTAGGGGAGTAAATCTTCTGTTTTTATTACTATCTCTACTTTTATGACCTTTTCAGAAGCTTCTTGATGATACTTTTCAGCGAGATACTTTTTATTAAAAATCCCATAAGAAAATACCCAATCATCGTAACTATATTCGACAATTTTTCCGTTTCTAATTACTGCCCATGCCTTTATTTTTTTCATATTACCCATATTCTTAGGGGTTAAGGTTGGGGGGTCATAGAGCTTCAACCAGTTCTTCTGGCATTGTAAATCTTTCTGGCTCTTTGAACTTTTTACCTTTTCCCATATTCATTATTTCGTAATCTCCGAAGGAAACCATACCACGAATAACAGAATACGTTGTGTTGTCTTTTTCTATGATGATTTGGTATGTGCCTGTGGGGTGGTATCCGATAAACTCTTTTACCTTTGGCTCTAACTGGACAACAGGGTGTAGCCGCATCGAGCATTTTATCCCCTTGACGATAAGCATTGCGTAAAGTGATTGTAAGTCTTCTTGGAACTCTTTGCTCTGTAATTCTTTTTTTGTTCTCATATCTCCTTTGTTAATTCCTCTCCTCTCTCTTATCTTGTGGGGACATAGAGATTAATTAAATAAACTCATTAATGCGATACCAAACATAATCCCAACTGCTAACATTATTATAGGGGCAAATATTATTATATCTTTCATATCTTCTTAGGGGTTAATGGTTGGGGGTTATTCCCTGTTTAGGTCTGATATTTCAAACTTCGCCCCGTCATATTCAATATAAAGTTTAGACATATCGCAGGGTACAAAGATTTTCTCTTTCTTTTTTCCTTCTTTTTTCTCGGCAATTATACCGATTATTTTCATTTTCTTTTCTTTTTTCATATTTTTAGGGACTGGGGTTGGGGGTTAGTAATTCGGGATTCTCATAGATATTGCCGATGATTTCGCTGGTATGTAATTGAAACCAAAGACTGTTCAAAGGTATAAACTCGGCTTTCTCATATCTTTCTCCCCCATCTTCTCCATTATTCCATTTTACAACATCAATTCTCTCCCCAGAACCAAATCCACCCTCAATAGATTCTACTATATCCCCCTCATAAATCTCTTTTCCGTTTTTGTCTTTGAGGCCGGTGTATTGCATTACTATTGCTTTCTCATCTTGCCTCGCGAAATTATCTAAATCAGAATAAATCATAGACGGATGTCTATTGTGTCCATCCCAACACCTAAATTTTATTTCTCTGTCCATAGTTATTTAATTAGTTTAACAAAGATAATAAAATCTCTTTTGTTTTCCAACAGGTTTTATCAATTCGTCCAGCCTTAAAACGATTGCACGGCCAACAGAGGTATTGGAAATTGTCCTCTTTTTCGTACTTCATTTCCCCAGTATCATCAAGCATATCTAAAATTGATATGGGCACGATATGGTCAACAGTTAGTATGGCTACTTCCCTATTACACCGCTGACACACTCCACCCTGCAAAGCTCTTTTTTGCCACTCCTGTAATTTGCTTTTATATTTTCCTTTTGCCATATCTCTATATTGTGGTTAGGGTTAAGAATTATCTTCTAAAATCTTCCGTCCATAGAGGACTATCAAATCCAATTCCTCTTTCGTAACAAGAAGTTGGTTGCGTGTGTATTTGTTCCGCACGTCAACAATGTAAATATCTCCTTTCTTACGTATGTTTACATTTGGTTTCTTTTCTTCTTTCATAATCTTAATTGTTAATTCCTCTTCTCTCTCTTTTGGGGGGTGGGGTTATTCATAACAATTAGGGTGGACAATTAAACCACATCTTTGACAATGGTGATCGCCCTTTCCTTCTTCGCCGGCAAGCGGGCAAAAACAGCCGATATTGTGTCCGAAGATTTTACAGAGTAATTTTTTGATTTTCTTCATAGTTTTATTTTTACTTCTAATTTTTGTCTTCCAAACTTTAGGGCTTCTTGCCTAGATGACATCCAGATGTCAAACTTTCCGTCGTTCTTTAGAGCCATACGATCCTGACAGGTGTAAATCTGCCCCAGGATGATAACTTCAGTCCGAAATGGTAGATTTCTAGGGCAAGCAATCACGCCTTTTCCGACTAACTTTCCGGAAGCGGTAACCGTGGGAGAAGAATCGGTTTGTTTTACCTCTGAATTATATGCGGTTACGATTGCGATAACCGGTCTTTCCATAACGGGACTTTTAACGGGATATAGGAATAAAGATTCAAACATTAGATGGAGGAAGATGTTTAGTTAATATTTCTCCTTTTTCTTTTTCAACAAGTATCATGGCTTCAAACATCGCACAAGGCTGACCATCTCTGCAAAACACAGTCCATCCGTCTTTATTCCAAACTTCTACTTCTCCCGTGCCCGGCGTAAGCATCGGCTCGATGCAGATCACCGCGCCTTCTTTTAAGGTTTCTCTGGACAAAGGACTTTGGTAATCGGCATAATTTGGAATGTTCGGCAGTTCGTGCATCTCTTTACCAATATGATGGCCTCCATACTCTTTAATAATAGTATAACCGCAAGGTCCGACATAACGCTCAATGGCCTCTCCTATGTCTCCGATCTTCGCTCCGGCCTTAACGACCTTTATACCTTCGTAAAGCGCTTGTAAGCTATACCGCATCAAACGTTCTTTCCGATTACTGACAACTCCTACGGGGACCGTAAGTGCAGCATCGCCGCAGAAGCCCTTGTACTTAATGCCGATGTCATAGGTTACTATGTCGCCCTCCCGCAACTCTTTGTTATGCGGTGGCGCGTGGCACACTTCATGATTCACTGACGCACAAATCGTTGCCGGATACGTTTCTTTGGCCCACTTCGGTTTATATCCCTTATTGTATGGCGTGGCACCCTGTTCACGGATTAGGCGTTCAGCCACGTCATCAAGCATGGCAAGGCTTACATCAGGAGCAGTCAAAGATTCAAGTTCCTTCAAAACGGCGGATACTATTATTGCGGCTTGTCTAGTGTGCGGACTCATCATTTTTTATTTTTGAAATAATCTTTTTTAACATCGCGCGATCCTTTTTATCAGTAACAAATTTATCCATAACTAGCATTAACCCCTCAATAAACTGCTGAACTGTCTTCTCCATCTCGGGCATCGGTTCTAGAGGAATAGTGGGAATCGTGATAGGTTCTGCTCGTGGAATATTAACAAAATCCATAAGGCGCTGAACGGGAACTGAACCTTTTATATCTATAGCAATCGGTACGCCTTCTGGATACTCTTTCCTAATCATAGTGATTGCGTCTACCGGCGTGTAAGCTATTACGGCCCGAAAGTCCATCAGGAAGGCAGCGCGCATCTGCGCGTCTTGAACGGTAAATAAATAAATCGAAAGTGGAAGGTCTGCTTTCTTTGTGAGATCGAATTTTTGTTCAGGATTGCTCATAATCATCTCATCCTGAGAGCCACATAAGATAATAGCCCCCAAGTGAGCCGACTATTGGCATAAATTTGTGTTATTCTGCGGACGCTACAATTTCAAGCTTGCCTTCTGCGATCAAAGGAGTGGCGACTTCTTCGGAGAGTTCTATTTCAGAACCATCCGCATGCACCGCGCCTTCTAGCTCAAAGTCAACGAGTACTTTATAGTTTGCCATGTTTTTGTTTACTTTAATTATTATTCTCCAACGCCTCGACCTTAAACGTCCGTTCTAGTTTTAATGTTGCTGGTAAATCAAGGACCGGCGGTTCTTTCGGATTTTTTTTAGCATCGAAGTAATCATATTGCCATGTTGCTCGGACATGCTCAAATACCTTGTAATGGTCCCGCCAGTCAGGGTAAACCACAAAGCGGTAACCGTTCTTGTTCTGCGCGCCGAGCTGTAAGCAGGCGGTTTGCACGACTTCTATATCGGTGTTTTCTTCAATAGCCTTCGCATAGGAAGCAAACTGGAGCGGAAAGTGCTCATGGATACTGGATCCGCTTTTCCAGTCAATAATTGTTATTTCTCCGCCAATTCTTACAAGCGCGTCAAGTGTGCCTGCATACTGTCCTTGCTCGCTAAAAATCTTTAATTCTTTCACGATAATTTTTGGTTGATATTCATTGTGCCAAGACACGAATGTAAATAGTTTCCAGTATTCCTCAAGCGATACCGGCCTATTATGCCCCGGCATGTATTCTCCTTCGCATAATTCCCCTCCATCAAGAAGAAACTCAATGCCCTTGTGTATGGTAGTCCCGCGTTCTCCGGCAGCTGACTTGATTGCTTGTGCCTCGTTCCACCCTTGCTCGGCAATCCACCGCGTTAAATGTGCTGATTGTGGATACGCGTTCAGAATCGTAGTGCTTGATGGAAACACCCCGAGGTATTCTCCTTTTGATCCGTCCGGTTGCATTCTCCAACAATGATACCAATGCGATTGTAAAGTTTTTGCTAACTCGATAATATAAGGTTTTAATATTTTCATGATTGTTTTTTTACAATTCTCCTTCCTTTAGAGAACCGATCCCTCATATTATCGAGCTGTGTTCCAAGAAATAAATGTTTTGGATTAACGCATTTTCTATTATCGCATTTATGAAGAACACACATTCCAATAGGTATCTTCCCGAAATGAATCTCCCAAGATAAGCGATGAGATTTTACTCGTTTCCTGAAACCCCTCGCTTGCCAAAGAACAATTTGACCGTATCCTCCTTTATTTGGATGTAGATTTATGGATCCAGTCCATAACCAACAACTAGATGTTTTACGAACATGAGTAAAAAACTTCTCGGAGACAGGAATTCTATTTTTTACCCTTGTCGCTAATCTTTTTGTGACAACACTTTTTGGAATTTTCCTTCCCTTAAGAGCTAAACTTGTTTTAAGTTTAGATTCCTTAGAATGTTTATGTCCTGTAAAGCCCCGCATCTTCATAGCGTTATCTCGCCCACCTTCTTATAGAGCGAGTAAATATTGCCTTTAACTTCTACATAGAACTCACTGGCCATCTTTTCTGTCCAGCCATGCGAAGCAAGAAACTCCTGATACTTTTTATCCTTTGCGAGTTTTTCTTTTTCGTGTGCGGCATTTATTCTTTCGTTCTCCTCTCTTCGAGCTTTTTCCTTTACTTCCACTTCCGCCTTCTCCTTGCGCTCGCGTTCCTCGCGCTCGACTTTTTCCTTCGCTTCACGCTCGATCTTGTCAGCACGTTCTTTTGCTTCACGCTCGGTTCGTTCCGCGCGTTCCTTTGATTCCTTCTCGGCGCGTTCACGCTCCACCCTAAGGTTCGCCTCCGCCTCTTCAGTGCGCTTACGCTCATCAGCCCGGGCACGATCCTCGACCTCTCTTAATTCTTTCTCTCTCGCGACTCGCGCTTCTTCTTCTTTAATCTTTCGTTGTTGCTCTTCAAGTATGAGCCGGTCTTTCTCGTTCTTATCGGCAAGACGCTTGTTGCAATAGCCCTCAAACAAAGTGCTATCCATGTCAAGAATCTCGTCATCGGGGATTTCAACGCCATCGTTGAAAGCGGCAAGCCGGTCTTTACGCTTAGGCAGCAATTCCTTGCGCTTCTCTCGTTCTGCGTATTGATCCGCCTGTTCTTCGAGGCCGGCAAGACGAAGCTCCTCTGGCTCAACGAAAGCAATAATCTCTTTCTCTTTGCCTATAACCGCTTTCTGAAAATCAAGAGCTTTTTGCCGGAACGCCTTTCCTTGCTTGGTAATGTTGACACGGATTTCCTTGAGTTGAAGGCGTTGATCCCTTACCGCTTTTACCTGCAGCTTGTCAGCAAAGTCGGTGATGGTAAGTTTTTTACCATCAACAACAATCCTTTGAATCTCGGCGATCGTGGGATTGAACTTCTCAATATTTAATTGTTCGACTTGTTGTTCGGACATGTTTATAGATCCCCCGCCGTCACATCCTGCGACTCAAGCCATTCCTTATTCATTATCGGAAAACCAGTATTGTCTTTCGGCGCGTAAATTTTAATGATCTTCGCTGGATTGCCCATACTGCTCTTTTTTTCTTCAACAAATGTAATCTTTACTACCTGCCCCGGCTTTAGGGAGTTCGCCTGCGCGTTGAAAAAATCATTACGCCCCCATATAGACCAACTCTCTCCTTTATTTATTGTTGTCGGAATTTCCGCGGGTACCTTGTCCGTTATTCTGTGAAACGAACCCCTCTCGGCAAAAAACTCATAGATAGAATTTTCACCGTACTGTGTTTCAACCCCATGGCGCGACTTCACAAATGTTCCCGCCATGAAGTCCCCAACCCTCCCCCACTCCACCGTATTGGAGGACATTTCGCTTTCCTCATTAAAGTTTGAATCATCGAAGATATTTTCCATGTTTGTTTAGTTACTTAATTTATGTTTATCTCTATGCCTCTCGACGCGAGGCAATGAACGCAATACGCGGCATACTTTCGGGAGGCATTACCCTCTCGCGGAAACTCCTCGTGGAAGTTTTCGATGATATGCCACTCATGGTCCGGATACCCGCCTTTACATTGAAGAACATATGTTAATTCTGTACCTGCTTCTAATGGTGTTGTTAATGTTTCGTCCATGATAAAATGCAAGGGAACAGGCAGACATCTCATTTTGCAAGTTCTTCTGTCCGTTCCTCTTGAAGTTTTTTAATTATATTAGACACCCGACCTTTGGATAAGTTAAATATTGTCGCTATGTAGTCGACGGGATAACCTCTTTCGTCTAGGGATAAAATTTTCCGATTGCGTTTTGCGATGATAGCTGACTGCGTCTTAGTTGGTCTTGCCATATTGTTTACATTGTTTTATTTAAGCTGAAAAGTTATCCACAATGCGATACCTTTTCGTTTCTATTTATATGGTATAATAAAGTTAAGCAATAGGCAAATGTGGATAACTTTTCTACTATGACTTTCCCAAATGAGATAAAACAATGGCTCAACAATAGGGGTATCACCGACGAGGTGATTGTGAATAACAAAATCGACTGGGACGGCAACGCCATTGTCATACCTATCTACGATACAGTCGGAAAATTCTTATTCAACAAATACAGAAGAAACCCTTTCAAAACAGAGGGACCTAAATACTGGTATCAATCGGGACAAACCTCGCAACTCTACAACGCGCATAAAATAAACGGACAAAAACAAGTCATCATAGTCGAGGGAGAACTGGACGCCTTAATCCTTGAGGCGCGGGGCTATCTTGCCGTTACCTCTACCGGTGGTGCCGGGACATTCAAAGATGAGTGGATACCTCTCCTTCGGGAAAAAGATTTATATGTATGCTTTGATAAAGACATGGCCGGCTATCAGGGCGCGGCAAAAGTTCTTTCCAAACTACCTGCAAAACTTATCATGTTGCCCAATTCCGTAGAACATCATGGAGACGTTACGGACTTCTTTATTAAAATTCGAGGTGATTTCAACGAGCTCCTCGCCGGAGCGAGATCGTATCCTGTACTTTGCGAGCCCGATCCAGAAATGCCCCTAGTAAAAAACCTGATAGAAAGAATCGGGTTTTACAAGAATGAAATCAACAAAATGCAAGAAGAAAAGCGCCAGGCGTCATTTCAGGGAAAACCTTATGTCTACTTTAGTTTTTTAATCAATGTTCTCAACGAACGGAAAAATCATATAGAGCGGGAACTTCGTAAGCGGCGCTTCGCGGCGCGCCCCTCAAACCTCCGAGAAGAAGGCATTAGCGATAACGATATAGCTCGGGCAAAAGAAGTGCTGATTGAGACGCTTTATCGCGACCGCCTTCGTCCCCTCGGCAACACTCTCGTAGGTCTTTGCCCATTTCATAATGAGCGACATAGTTCATTTGTAATATACTTACAGCAGAATAAATTTTATTGTTTTGGGGCCTGTTCAAAAGGAGGGGACGCTATAGACTTCTTAACGCGATTGGAAGGCATAAGTTTTATACAAGCGGTTAGACAGCTTGCCAAAAAATGACAAAGAAACTTACCATCAAAAAAGTCGCGCTTGATTTTAGGAAAGTTTACGAAATCAGAGACCCCTATATCATTAAGTTTCTTTATGCGGCAGTAAGAACGCACCTAAGAAGCTCCGACCCCGTATGGTTTATCATTTCTGCCCCTCCTTCAAGCGGAAAAACCGAGCTGGTCAATACATTGAGCAAAATATTCTGGATGACTCCTGAAGGAAAAAGAGAGGGGATGACTAAGCTTTCTACCATAACCTCTCATACTTTTTTATCCGGCATGAAGAAGACCGGAGGAGAACCGACTTCGCTTCTTGAAAGAATACGGAACGGCATTCTGCTTTTCAAGGACTTTACCACTATGATGCAAGAGAACTCCGAAGAACAAAAAGTTATTATGGCCCAACTCCGGGAAGTATACGATGGAGAAATAGAGAAGACGTTTGGAACCGGGGAGACATTAAAGTGGAAAGGCAAAATAACTGTTATCGCCGCGGCCACGCAGAAAATACACACGATGCGTCAACAGTACGCAAACATGGGAGAACGATTTCTCGTATATAGTCTTATTATGCCGGATCGTATCAAGGCAGCCACCAAGTCAATGGAGAACCAAGAGGGGGGTAATCTCCAAGAGAATCGCTCACAACTCCAAGATTTAATGCTTCAATATCATCAGGAGTTTCAAGCACCTTCGGAAAAAGTTAAAATAAACAAAGCGTTTCGCGACGATCTTATCGAAATCGCAGACCTTGCGACGCGAGCCCGAACCGAGGCGGAAAGAGACTGGCGTTCGCCCACCAAAGAGATAGTAGAAATCTACGACGCGGAAATGCCCCAGCGCTTTGCCGCCCAGCTTCAAGCCCTTGCCTTGTCGCTTATGGAAATCAACTACAATGAGACCGGGAATGCCGAACTCCTTGAGGAAGATTATGAATTGGTAAAAAAGGTAGGGTTTGATTCTATCCCAAGAACTAAACGCCGAGCGCTTCTTGAACTTGCCAAGTATGATGTTATTGAGACCTCCGGACTTGCGGTGAAAATCGGAATACCAACCAACAGCGTTCGGCGCTGGCTTGAAGATGTAGTCGCATTGGGTCTGGCAGACAGAGAAAAGGGATCGGGCAACAAGGGGGATCGATGGCGCTTGAAAGAATCGGTCAAATCGGTAATACAACGTTTTGAAAAAGTCGAATCGTTAGGAATAGAATTAACAGAAGACACCGCGGAGGAAAACCTCGAACCTATTGACGAAGCGCTTGTCGCCGAAGCAAAGGAAGAGGAAGTTCAACCGCAGGACTTATTTAAAAATGAAGAAGGAAGAAATTAAAGAAAAAGTAGTATATCTTTCCGTCTTCAAAGAAGACGTAAAGGCGGGGTCTATTATTGACGGACAGAGATACGCCGTGGCGCAACCCTACGAAACCCCTCAAAAACTAGGGCAAGCTCGCGCGCAAGCCCGGCAGTATACCGAGAACACCATTGACATTTATCTTAAAGCTCCCCGAGAATTATTCGATAAAGTAGTCGAGCACAAGTCCCTTACGCTCGAAGAAAAAATATCCATCGTCAGCTCTCCCCCCACCGGCACTTACGAAACTATCGAGATAACCAACGCAAGATTCTTAAAGTTATTTCCGTGATTATCCTCTATACCAACACAAACTGCGCGTGGTGCGACAAGGCGAAGGAGTGGCTCGCTGCCAATAGCATCAAATACAAAGAAATTCCGGTCCTTGAAGCGCCGGAGTTCGTCGCGGAGTATAAAAAAGTAACGGGCAGGTCCAGAGTGGGAGTCCCCATACTCCGTAAGGGAGATGATATAGTCGTAGGATTTAATGAGCAACAATACAAAGATTTATTAGGTTCCGGTTCGTAACCAATAGGCGTGTCTATATGCCTTGCGCTTCTCCTTGTCTTTCTCATGCTTGTGCCGGTGATAGCTTGCAAGCGCCTGCGCTCTTCGTTTCTCGGGATTATTTTTTATCCACTTCAGCCAGATTTTATAACACATCGCTTTGTAAGGTTCCGGCTCCATTCTTTCTTTAAATTCTTTTGCCCATTTATAAAATTGCTCCCTTTTTTCTGGCGTGATGAATTTTACCCTGCATTTCTTGCACCTTCGCTCATATCTTTTCGGACCATAAGGATCGCTTCTCTGTTCCTCTTTGCAATCCTTGCATACAAATATGAGGCCGAGCATGTCCCTATAATATTTTTCTTCAAGAAGTCTCGTCATACATTTATTTATTCATATTGAAGCATTTCCCGTATCTGGTACATGCTAATTGGCGTGTCGCCTAGAAGAGTAGAAGATAATTTAGATTTATGTTGAATCATTTTAGAAAGCCATCCATCCATGCTTTTACGCGCCACAAGATTGTATATCATCATGGGTCTTTTTTTATCCAATGCCTTAATACGACCGTTGCGTTGTTCATATTTACCATAAGAATAGGGAAGATCGTAATGGAAAATTATATCGCCAGAGTTAAGAGTCAAACCCTCTCCGCCGGCATCGGTAGAAACCAATAACCGACAAGCGGGATCGTCTTGAAACGATTTTTTTACTTTATCTCTATCTTCATTGTTCACATCTCCGGAAATGACAAGCGGTTTATATTCCACAAGTTCCCTTTCAAAAATAGGCATCATCTTTTTAAAACGAGAAAACACAATCACTTTTATCTCCGAGTCCTCAAAAATATCTGTAAGTTTTTCCTTCAATACATCTAACTTTGTTGAAGTTCTGTCTGTACCTATTAACTCCAACGAACATGTCAATTCAATAAGCACAAGCATTTTTACAAGCGTTTGCTGTATAGCCATTGGATGTTCCAATTTTTCTATCAGGTGAGATTCTACTTCAAAAAGAATTTCTTTTTTTATTTTAGAGTATAGTTCTCGTTCTTTTTCCGATAGATCAAAAGAGATATCCTCGTAAGTTACCGGAGGCAATTCCGGCGCGACTTCTTCCAAAGTTTTTCGTATCATGTATCGCTTTATTCTCTGGGAAAGTTCCTGTAAATTGACAGGGTATAACATAGAACCCCATTTATCGCGAACAATATAGCGATCGAGAAAGGAGTATTTGTTGCCCAAAACTCCATTATTTGTCCAATCTATTACACCAAAGAGATCGGGCGGTTTGTTTACAAGAGGAGTAGCCGTAAGAGCGTAGCGATGCTTACTGCCCTGCGATATTTTTCGGATTGCCTTATAGCGCTGGGTAGAAGTGTTAGCCAAGCGGTGTGCCTCGTCACATATGATTGAATCGAATGCCATATTTTTCATTATGCCGGTCGTACCTTATATGACAGGAGCGGCATAGTTTCCAAAAATTACTTTTTTTACGTTCGTATTTTTTATGATGGATTTTAGCCCATTCAATTTTACCTTTTTTAGTGCCACAATAATCACATTTTTTTGCTTTTCCAAACTTTCTAATGAGCCACTTATGAATGTAAAAATAACCTTTCCGGCTACTCTCCCATAAAGATTTATCCGCATATCCTTTCTTCTTATAAAATTCTATCAACGAATCGGAAATTTTTTGTGTAATTTCAACTGATGGTTTTCTTCCCTTCATCCATTTCCCAAAACCTCGTTCCTTTGCCAAAACACTAAATGCTAATCTTTGCTCGGGTGTTTTCTTATGAGGAATTTTACTACGACAATCATTACTACATACTTTCCTATTCTTTTTATTATTAAGATCAAAACATTCTCTTTTACATATTTTGCACTTAAAATATCTTTTAGAATTTCTGAAGTTCTTCAACATCAATTCTGGCAATGTCGTATGTAAGTACAACGTAAAACCTACCAGAGCGATAGTTCCGTGCTTCTTCATATATTGCAGTTCTTTGACGCTTATTGCCATATACAATATAAACTTTAGCATCTCTGTCCCATTTTTGCAACTCTCCTTCTCCCCACTGATAAAGAACACTACCCGGAACGATAACCAAATTTCTTACAGTATTAAGTTTTCTAATAGCCGCAATCGTCATTATTGTTTTGCCGGTCCGCACGCCACATGCATTTAGACAAGAGCCAGTTTTCACCATAAAAGCAGAAACTACACGCTGAAAATTATAAAGCGGTAGAGGAGTCGTGAACTCCGTATCCGGTAGCAGCACTAACGCTTCCACCTGCCGTCCGCGTTCCGCGTCCTGCCTTACCGCAAGCTCCACCGCCTCGTCTATGTTAAATCCCCACCGCTTCAACTTCTCAACGGACTCAAACGCGCCGGCAAGGGGAATAAGCCACGACTTGCGCTTAGGTGCGTATTGCCTGCTACCCAAAGTTTTTACCATCTCAACCATTGCCGGCGAATACGAAAATATAATCTCTATTTTGTCTCCCAAGAGTGATACTCTCATTTCACCCAGTAATAATCCTGTTCCTGTTCGGGTCCCCGAAGCGTAGCATCTCCCAGTTTTTCCATAACAAAACCCAGAAGCAGAACAACAAGTATAACTATAATAAATGCCTTAAAACTTCCTTCTTCCATAGTGTTTTTATTACTTAATTACTGCTTTACAAACAATACAAAACAAGCCCTACCGCCT